ATCATTTTTTGGTTTAATAACATTCAACCCTTGCGATTTTGCGTCATCTGTCCAAGATTTCAAATCTCGGTGCAACACTCTGCCTTCCGCCACACCTTGTTGACTAAAGTTATAATCTATACCAAACTCTTGTTTGATTTGTTGTTTTATTTTTCTTGGATCGCCAGCAATAACTTTTTGTTTACCAGTAGATTTATCAGTGATAACGACCTGAAGTGAGCCGGGATATGACTGATCTTTCTTTTGTGTTATTGTAAAGTTCTCAGAGCCTTCCGCCACACCTTGTTCGCCTTTGATAGAAAAAGGTTTCATTCCCATTTTCTGTCTAAGCACATTGATTTCTTGTATGGTTCTGAACTCACCATCTTGACATTTCAAACGCATAGGTTCATTCTCGTCCCACGATGTGAATTTTCCGCGTTTGTTTATTGCCGGGGTAGCACTAGCACGGCCATCCAATCCTTCCGCCACACCTTGTTGTTTTGTTAGTTGAGCAAACAATGTCTTAAAGTCTTGTTGTGCTTGTTTAGGATCTACTCCAAACATTTCGCTATCAAACTTGTTGGCACCATAAAGATATTCATTGCCACCACCCAAGTAGTCATCTGCTACTCGTTGAGCATACTTGTGAATAGCCTTTTGATATAGTTCGTCACTGCCTTCTTCTAAGCCTTTTTCAGCTTTCATTTTGGCAATGGCATCACGCTGTGCTTGCAAGTAACGATCTTGGTCAGCTTGGAATCTGCGTTGATCTCTGTGCATAGGATCTACTGCATCTGGATCATATCTTGAACTACTACCACGAGCAATTACTGGCTTATGTCTTTGTGCAGGTGCGCCATATTCTTTGTCCATGTCATAAACTGTACGACCACCACTTTCATTCATGGCATCAGGATCATGACGCATTTCTTGGTCACTGATTAAATAATCCATGACACTAACCAACATTGATTTTACAGTACCGATTTTCTCACTTACCCATTCAGGAAAATCTTCATCAACACTTAATCTTTCATCTAAATCTGATGCTACACGAACAATAGTGTGAAGACTATTTTTTAATGTTTCACCTTCAGGTTCATCATCTTCATTTAATCCTGATTCTACAGGATCAAATACTTTACGAATTTTATAACCCTTGTCAGTTAAATGTTTAATTGAACGTGTTTTTGCAAATTCAGGACCTTTTGCCGTAGTGATAGTTACAGTTCTATCTTCCTCAGCACCTTCTGGGTTAATCACTAAGATACGAACTTTGTAAGTTAGTTTATCTGGTCCATTGACATATTCATCGTCTTCACGACCTCTACGACCAAACCCTGTACGACTTGAATCATAGTCACGTTGATATGCATCACGATTATAATATCGACCTTCTTCTACTTCTTTATTTTCTTTGATGCCAGCTTTTCTGCTGTTGGGATATTTTGAGCTAGTTTTTACACCAGAAAAAATACTACCACGAGACTTAATTCCACCGATTGGATTTGATACAGTAGCAATTGATCCTGAACCTGTAGCACCTGCACTAGTTTCTTCAACTTTGTCTTTCTTTTCTAAGACCTTGTTTGAACGACCAAAGTGAGGAGCTTGTTGGCTCTGATTTCCTACTGGATCAGTTGATGTGGTTGTGAAAGTTTCATTAATTTTCATAGATAAATTCCGTATATTAGATATTTATCGTTTTTTTAACAGAACTGTTTTTATGGATTATGCACTGCTGAGATTAGCCAGAAGTCACTACTCATATTAGTATTCTGAATAACTTGATATGGCATCCAGAAATAACCCTGTAATCCCCAGCTAGTTCCCCAACTGTTTCTTGCTAGGAAATAACCATGACCACTATTGTTTAAGTTGTCGTTGTAACCAACTAAACAAACCGCATGTCCACCTAATAATGATTCTCTGTTTGTGTTAGGGTATGGCATGATACCGGTTGTATTATACCAGTTTCCTGACTCAAAACTACTATATACGTCAAATCCAATAGTCACTGGATTTCCGTTTGCTAATGCATTTTTGACTGCGTTAAAATCTGTACATTTTTGATACCCTGTAACTTTACGATTTAATGCATCATTTGTTGCTGATGTATTAGGTTTAACTGCAAACTGGTTGATATTATAAGGCCATAGACTTTCTAATGGGGCACCGTATGTATAACATGCTTTGATACCATCACGGATATAAGCACCTGAATCATAGCGTGTTGTCCCTTCCAATACACGTTCTTGGTAATAAATGAACAAACGACTAACTCGTAGATTTTTACCACCTTTTTTATCAATCAAATCAATCTGTCCTGCAATAGCATTACCAGTACAACTTCCTAGATTACCTTGGTCATCAATGGGGCTTGCATATTGACGCAAATCTACAGTACCGGGTGTAGTTTGTAGTGGTTGCAATTGATAGATTTGGTCTCTTGGATCCGGGGTATCACGCACCCAGTGATATTTGCCTCTACTTGCTGCTTGGAAAGCTGCTTTGATGTTTTGTGCTTTTGCTAAATTGATGTTTGGTATACGCATTATTATTGTCCTTATAGTACCGATATTATATTTATCAAATTTTTGGTTATAAATAAAGCATGGAATCAGACAAAGACTTCTGGATTAATTTGCAGTGGCCAGCAGCGCCCAACAACGATGATTATAAAGTATTTGAATCATATGTTCAGGGTCGTGTGTTGTTGCTAGGAAGCACTAAATTGTTATTACCCCTGTGTACTGAAGCATGGGATGTAGAACCTAAATATGCTGATATTAAGATAAAGCAGAAAGACTGGTTTCAACTGAACGAACACTTTGATACAGTTATCATGGATGGTGGTATAGCGTTTGGTAAAGAGTTTACTGAGAAGTTATTATCTGTGATACTACCCAACTGTGATAGATTTATAGTTAGGTCTTTTCTAAGAACCACATGGAAAAGTAGATATGCAGTGTATTTTCCAAAAGCTGATGAATTAAATCCAGTACCAGACGAACACAAAATTAACGACATTTACACATTTTATATATGGAACAAAAACAAACAATACTAGCAATGTACTCAGGCGGGTTAGACAGCTTAGGCACGGTTTACAAATTACTCACTGAAGATGAATACAAAGACTACAATATTCACATTCATCATGTGCATAATAAGAACGTAGAAGAACGAGATAAAGCAGAAGCTATTGCAGTAAAACTTGCATTAGGTGAGTTAAAGAAGTTAGGATTTTCTTTTCAATATAGTGATAGTTTGATTGGTACACAACCATACGGTGATACGTTTATGTTTGACTCTGACTCTATCAACTTCTTTGCTGGTTATGTTTGTATGGCCAACCCTGATATCAAAAAAGTTGCTATAGGTATGCAATCAACTGATAGTAGTCATACTATTGAAGCTAGAATCATTCGTGCTAATAACATATTAAGAGCATTCACTAGTGCTGAGAAGATTTATCCTGTTCTTGATATGACTAAGCGTGAGATATATGATATGTTACCTACACCGTTACGTGATATGTTTTGGAGCTGCCGTCATCCAATCTACAACGAAAAAAGTATTGCACCCTGTGGAAAGTGCAATACTTGTGTTAAGTTAAAAACTCAAGGTATACGTTAACTATATCTTGATAGATAATATTGGTAGTTTTGCTGTATCTCTGTTAATGATAGTGCTCTTGTGTACTCATGTGCGGCTGCATATTTTCCTGTCCAACCATAATTACCAGTGAAGCCTGCAATGTCTGGTATGCTATCAGCTCCCATTACATTGGCTGCGTCAGTGTTAGATCCAATAAGAACCCCGTTTTGATATAGTTTCCAACCTGTCGTTGTGTCAAAGGTAACTGCAACATAAACCCACTGACTGACAGGAATAGAAGTATTACCCACAACGTGACTCCAGTCTCCGTTATGTCCACCTTGTATTATATTACCACCGTTAGTCCAGAACACATCTATACCATTAACACTTGAAAGTATGTTACCAGTACCGGTATTACCGTCGTCAGTGCGAAGCAAAACGCCCTTAGTATAATTACCGTTTGGTAATATTGCTGAGTCACTTGTGGGTTGAGCGTTGACGTAAACGCCAGCAGTATTATCCCAGTATGCTGTGTTAGTTCCGGTATTAACTACAGTTGGCGTATTAGTAAATGAAAAGTCATTATGATTACTACTTGCATCTGGCCAGCCAGTACCCGATACATAGTTCTTCATGTCAAGGTCAAACAATATACCGCTGGATATAATACTTGTTGGACCTGCTGTTCCTAAGCTAGATACTGCTACTATTGCTTGTAGTATAGACATTTTTATTCCTTAATCGTTGATGAACACGTTAGGACCACTTAGTATCCAGCGATTAGTATCTACTTTCATTAATGTATAGATACCAGGTTTACCGTCACCTGCGATACCCCAATAGTTACCAGTATAGCTGTCTGCTATAATTCCACTAGCATTAATAATCAATCCATTGCTAGTATCACCATTGGTATTAATGTTAACTACATAATGTGAGCCGTTGTAACTGAATGTATCTACTGCCATAGTAACAGTATATCCAATTGGTAATTGAACACTATTATTATTAGGTACAATGATAGTTGGATAACCAGCGCTAGTATTAGTATAATAGTAAATGAATTTACCATTATGTGTTATATCTAGTGTGATAGTATCGTTACCATGACTGACTGCGGCTCTATCAATTCCCTTAATTGCATCAGAACCAATGATAGTAGTATTTGCTGGTTTAATACCAGTATACACACTTGGAGTAGAACCTGAACCACTAGTGGTGCTAAGAGTAGATACTACGAAATCAGTGATACTAGTGCTATCAGCAGTAACGTCAATTGAAGTTATTGGCCATGATACATTGGTATAGTTCCATGTGCCGTCTCCGCTACCCCATGAGCCTGTGCCTTCTCCATTCAATGGTAGTTTAACACCACCACCGTCTGTTTGCGGTCCACTACCGTTAATCGCTAATGATAGATAATAGCTGATACCGTCCGCTGATACGAATCTTGGAGTTCCGGTACCGTAGCTGTCCCAACCGGCGCCTGCATAATCACTCCAACTGGTATCAAGTTGACGCTGCCATACTGTATCACCGTTTGAATTAAATCTAACAATTAGAACAGCATTATTCTGTGTGAAGTCGCTGCCATAACTGCCACAAGCAACAATAATTTCATTACCTGTACCCACCGCTACACTTAATTCACTGACGCCAAAAGGTTGACCACTGTCATCAATTTTTCTTTGCCATATTATGTGTCCAGTTGAATCCATTTTAGTAATATAACCACAACCGTTATCACCATCACCAACTACATAAATTGCACTGCCACCAATATCAACATCAACACCGGTTAATTGAAGATATGATGTACTTAAATTGATTCGTTTATGCCAGTTTGCAACTAGTCCACTACTTATACTAAAACTAGATACAATGCTATGTCCATTATCATCATTACCTACTGCATAGATAGTACCGTTAGTTTTATCAACTGCGGTACTAGAATAATATTCATATGTGTTCCCAGCAGTACCAACAGACAACCAAGCGCCGCCGCCCGTGTATACAACGCCAATAGTTGCGTTACTGTTTTGTGGAATCTGAATAGTATGTGAACCAGTAGTAAAGTCTGCTGGTGTGCCTACATGAATAGTCCAATAAGTTGAATTGTCATCAATACCTGATATAGTATTCATTGTATCAATAAAACAAACACTATAATTATATAATGTTAGTCCCGGTACATTAGTCTTCAACACACTAAATGATGTTGAATCTGGAGCAGGGTCTGTTAGAATAGTTAATGTAGTTGTAGCAATTTCATTTGTAGTGAAACCTGCCCAACCTATAGCTAATGTACCTGACCCGGCCAAAGTATATGCCCAACCATCTCTCAAGCAAACACCAACTCCGGACTGTGATGGAATAGTGTAGCTTTGTTCAGATAATGAACCGTCTGCTGGATTTACTCCATAAGTCCATTGTTTTGTTGTAGTAGTGTCAGTTTCATCATCTGTGTACAACAATACATAGTTGCCTCCGCTGCTTTCAATATAAAATGCTGCTACCGCTTTACCATAATAGTCGTGAATAACAGTAGACCATTCTACTCCACCGTCACTGTTTACTTTTGTAATGATAGGATTGTATACCCCGCTTCCTTGACTAAATGCTATAGTACCACCAAAGAAGTAAACATAACCTTGACCGTCTACTACTGATCCATCAAAGTCAACCCAATCATGCTCACCACCTGATCCTAATTTATTGCCACCGTATAATAAAGCCCATCCTGAATTACCTGCGCCCACTTGTCCAGTATATGCTGTAGTTTGTGTAGTAGTATCAGGGAATGTTAAACCAGCATCACTAAATGTCCATGTTTGGTCTAGTGTTGCTTTGTTACGAATCTTAGTAGAGCCACTTTCCCTATTAGTATATAACTCTATGTTACCGGCTTCTGAGTATATTACACTGTCATTTGAGCTATTAGCTGGTAGTGTTAGTTTACCGTTTCTATCAAATACCCATTGTTTACCACCACTTGCTGAAGAAACGGTCACATCTAAATCTGCACCAACTGTTAATGAGTTATTGTTGTTCGCAGCAATGATAGGATTTCCACTGTTTGGAGAGATATGTAAACTACCTGGTAAACTTGTTGAACCATCATCGTTGAAACTCCATTGATATTCACCGCTTGTGTTGACAAACGCACCGTCAGAAGTAACTCTTACCCAGTTGGTATTGTTATAGTTAAGACCAACCCATGAAGCTATATCACTATACAAATCTAAGCCATTAGTTCCCAATTCCATGTACCCAATGCTACCAAAAGGCATATTGAGTGTACCGTCTTGTCTAAATGTCCATGTCATATCACCTAAACGATATGTTGTGAATGTGATATTAGTAGGTTGTAATGTAAATACTGATCCGCTAATTGTTACTGTTAATCCAGCATTATCAATTGTTAATGCACCTGAACCGGGGGTAATAGCAACATCACTGAAACTAAAATTAGAAACTAAAAATTCAAATTCACCAATTTTATAACTATCATTAGATAATGCAGGAACTTGTGCGACCCATCCAGTTATTGATTCAGTTGGATCTGTTGCGTTATCACCAAATCCAACTGTCGATACCATACCAGCTACTACAATGTTAGTTCCATTAACACTAATCATTTGACCAGCTTGATTTGAATAAGGATTATCGCCCCATGGTGCTTCACCTGGAAAATTAAAATTACCTCTCTTACCAAAGTAATGTTGATGCAGTAATGATCCAGCTGGGCTCATTACACCTATGAAAGTTTGTTGGTCAAACATACCATTAAGGTTAGTCATAGTACCATAGATATATAGGTTATCACTACTATCTACTGCAATACTTGCTGCCCAATCTTCACATGTACCTTGTAAGCCTTTACTCCAGATAATAGTACCACTAGAATCAATTTTTGTAACACCTACACTAATAGACTCATTGTTCCATGTTGTATAAACATACCAGTTACCTGAACTGTCAATGCAAACATCGGCACCTTGCAATGCACTGTTTATATTAATTCCATTACCCCAGTATTTTTGCCAAGTTAAAGTACCATTAATATCAAACAATGCTAAAAATACTTTAGTTGGATTTGAATCTTGTGTATTACCAACAATTAGTGTATTACCTGCACTATCACAACCTATACCAAAACTATCTTCATATCCAGCACCACTGATAGATTTTTCCCAATTAACAGCACCAGTAACACAATCAAGTTGAGCAATAAAACTTTGGTCGTTTCCACCACTATTAATTACACCAACAAGACTTATTGATCCATTCTGGTTGTAATCTAAATTAAAGCCATTTACAGTCTTGCTAGTTCCGTGAATTTTTGTTTCCCATACTTTATTGCCGTTACTGTCTAATTTTAAAACATAGCTATCATTATTGCTTTGTAGTGTAATATAGACATTATTACTAGCGTCAGTTGTTAATCCATAACCATATGGGCTACCTGATAGTTGATAAGACCAAACTGTATTTCCTGCGTAACCACTAGTGTTACTGCTATGTATTCTTTTTACAAATGCTGTATTAAAACCATAACTTTCACCAATTACAACGATATCACCGTTATTTAAATATTGTACACCTTTGATGTAGAAAGGTTGATTGTCTGCTGGGTTTTGAACTTCTGCAGGATTTAATACATTAACAAATGTAGTGCCTTCGTGTTGATAGTCTCTAGCAGTGATGTTGAACTCATGTGTAGCAATAACTTCACCTAGAGCAGGTGCATTTAGTACACCGTTTGTATTAAAGTCCCATCCATAGTTTGTGCTACCACCAATGTGTGTACCATATTCATCTACATACAACCAATTATAAACGTTTGAATCATAGTTTGGATTTGGTGTATTAATACCATCAACAGTCCATTGTAGTTGAGCAAAATTACTACCAACAATATTAACTGATCCTTCACCGCCATTGCGAATGACACCGTATGCTTCTAAATTAAGAGCACCGGTACTATCAAATGTAAACAACCCATTTGTTGTTTCAATAGTGACATTGCCGCCGCCTATATAAGAATTACCCCATCCATTAGTAATGTTAGTACTATCAAAGCCGGCAATTATATATGCTTCACCGGGGTTTGACAATAATACAGCATTTCCGTCTGCTTGTGGATCACCGCCACCCCATTCAGAATTTATTGCTGTGGTATTTAGAGGCGTTGTTAGTCCAGAATCAGTGTACAAATTAAAAGTAGTGCCATCAATTACTGAACCTACATAGTAGGAGGTATCCCTCAAAGAAATCCAATCTGTTTGTGTGATTTCATGCAAATAAACTGTTACACCTGCACTTAATCCACTAGTATCAGCAACCGTTACTACTGCAGGTGTTGCTCTAGTGATATATGTAATTTGAGTAGAATATGTTATTCCAATAGGTGCACCACTAACTATTGCTTGTGCTTCTGAACCTATTCTTGCTTGAACAACTGTTGTACCATCAGTTGCTAATTTAACAAATTGATTGTCATCACCTAAGAATAAATTAACGTTTGCTGGATTGTCTTGTCTAATATGTAAATGTGTTGGTTGTGTGGGACCATCAGCATTACCAATATTTAAATTACCTTGACCAGTAGATAGTACAATACCACCAGATCCTGTATTCTGAAGGAATGTAGGTTCGCCTGCGTTAGAGTTAGTATCACCGGGTAAGATTAAAGCTGTGTTACCTTCGCTTGGTGTAATAGCTATATCTCCACCTGTCGAATTGTTAAGTTCGCCGCCACTAAATGTTATGTTACCTGTATCTCCTTTAAGATAGGGTAAACTATCCCATGCTGTAACACCGTCACCTGCTTTAATTTGATTATGTGTTGTATCTAAACCTAACTCACCTAATGCAAGTGTTGGATTGGCTGCTGCCCAATTATCTGATGTATCTTTTCTAATTTGAATTGTTGACATTCTTATACTTCCTGTGTTTTTTGATTAGCGATATCTAAACGCTCTAATCTATTGTGAACGTAATCACTGATATATTGAGCAGTGTATTCTTGTGATTGTTCTTGTAATCTTAATCCACTGATATATTTCTCATCAATACCAGCAAACTCACTGATATCTCTTAGTTTTCTATCATCTTTGACAAACTTCATGTCAACGATTGGGTATGTGTTGTTGAATCTGTTACTTGTTAATATACCATCAGCAAACAAGTTCAAGTGGTATTGAGTCCATACGTTGTAATAACGAGTTGGTTCTGTTACACGCTCTTTACTTAATAGTGTAACTTCTTCACCCTTCTCATTGAACGTTGTAGTTCCGATTGGAGTATCTTTGTATTTCAACTTAGTAAACTTACCAGCTTCTTTGTTAAACACATGATGTCCAACTGTGCGTAGTTTTGTACCGTCACTGAATGTATAAACATCGTGTCCAGTTGTTTCTTCTGCAACTTTGATCCATATTGGTTGTGCTTCACTGAATTCACCTAAGTCAAAGTTCCATACACGAACTAGTTCACCATGTTGAATATCTTCAATAGCTTTGTGTGAGCCATCAGCCATTGTAATCTGAGTGCCTTCAACTAAACAAGGACCATGCGGAACATCCCATGAATCTTGTACTACTGTATAGAATGTGTAACCTCTACTATCGGTAACAAACGCTGTCACTGATGCTACTTGTTCCCACAATTCGTAATCTATACCACTCTGACCCCAAGATACAGTATTGTCACCTTGATTATAGTCACCGGTTATTGTTTGTGTATGACCTACTGTAAGACCTTTTATAAATACTCCGGCTGTTAATGCACCTTCACTAGCAATGTTGTATGTTACTGAACCACTGTTGTCATATCCACCTGTGTCAGTAGCGAGAGTATATGTAGTTATTGTGATTCCAACACTATTGTCAGCTAAACCACCATCAATACTATTAACACCTAACCCACTTAAAATGCTTGTGCCATTCGCATAGTTAATTGCACTAGAATTTGAGGGTAGTGTTAGATTGCCTTCTTTACCAAACAACCAAGTACTAGGAGTACCATCCATTGTGTTTGTGATGTATAATCCATTTGCATGGTCATTATTAATTCTTGCAGAATCATAGTGTCCATCACTACCACTACCTGCAGTATCACTTGCCCAGTTAACGTCTATGCCTGCATTTTGAGGGACATTTAATTTACCTGTACTATCAAATGACCATACATGACTATTGGTTCTGATAGTAACTACTCCGTTGTCATCAACGTTTGCTAAGTCAACCGTCTCACTACCAGCTTGACTGTCACTTGGTAAATATAACCATGTGTTACCGTCTTGCGGACTAATATAGATATTGCCCGAACCTGTGTTGTGTATCCATGTACCATTGAAACTGATATCACCGGTATCAGCACCATCGTGAATAAAATTTAAACTAGTCCAATGAGTGGTGCCATCACCTACTTTTAACTTATTAAGAGTAGTGTCTAGTCCTAGTTCTCCTAAGGCTAATATTGGATTAACTGTGCTCCAATTACTAGATGAATCTCGTCTGATTTTTATTCTTGTTGTCATTTTTATTCCTGATTTATACGTTGCCGTTTACATCGCCACCATCGAGTATCTCATCGCCGGGACCGTTATAGATTGAGTTCGCAGAACCTGCTTCGTATACATATTGACTGCCTTCTCTAATCGCTGTTATGCTGTCCCAGCGGTTACCGGTCCAGACATAAGTGACTGCATTTGTCGCTACATATTCTTGATTTACCGCTGGATTTTGTGGGAAAGTTATCATATCTTAGTATTTAGTCTTATCCAATATATGCCACGCACCAGTTATCGTTAGCGTCAAAGATTATATTACCGTTAGTTACTTTTAATACCAAAGTATCACCGACAGCTAACTTGGCAATGGTACTACCACCTATGTGGTTCACTGAAGTATTGGCAGCCCATTCTAGATAAACTTGTGTAGTTGTAGTACCTCCACTAGTTTTGTTTACCTGTATTGAACTAGCCACAGTGCTAGTACTATAAATTCTTGCGACAAGCGTTATGTAATATAATCCGGCAATAGGCGCTGTGAATACACCAGTTGATGTATTCAAAGCTGAACCTTGTTGATAGTCAAGTGTAAAATTACTGCTGGTCAATGTTGTCGTAGCACTGATGCCGGAGCTGCCGGAGCCATATACTCTAAATGCAGGTCTTGTTGGTAGATTAATGCCATAACTATTAATATTAGCATATTGAGTAAATGCATTACTTCCTCTAAATTGAAACGAACCACCGGTAGCATTACTACCAATAACTGTATCAAAATATACAGAACTATTAACAGTAGAATAATCACGAATAGCCATCATTGCTGCTGTTCCTGCTGTTGGGAAAAATCCTAATGCAACATTTCCAACAGCTCCGTTGCCTACAGCAAACGCAGTACTGTTTACATTACCAACAGATGTGATTGTACCGACTGTGATAATATTACCACCAATGTTTGTATTGCCTGATATACCTGCGCCACCGTTAACAATCACTGCACCTGTAGTTGTGCTTGTACTAGCAGCTCCACCGCCGATAGTAACATTAGACATTAAACTGCTACCGCCAATTTGCATTATGGTTGCGTAACAACCAAAGTTACCACGAGTAGTAGCAGTGCCACTAGACCCAGTTACCATAAGTTTAACTGTTTGATTTGTTGTAGGTGTATAAAGTACCTTTACACCGGGTTGAATAGTTTCGTTAGTGTTGCGATTGATAGGTTCTGCTAGTGCAATAGCACCGTTGTTAGGTATTAGCCCAGTACCTGCAGTTGCATCTACCCATTGATATGCCATCCATCCACCTGATGCGTCACTAAAACCTGACCAGTTAAGACTTGCATACAATTCATAAGTTTTGCCACCGGTTAATGTAAACACACCTGTGCTTGTATTATATGGTATGCCTGAACCACTTAATACAGTATCAAAGACCATGACACTATTTGTAGTCATACCACTGTTATCAGTAGAATCAACTACTTGAATATAATCTGATAAGTACCCGGTTGTGGGGCTTGAACGAGTCCAAGTATTACTAGTACTATTCCACTGATAAGTGATATTGTTAATTGTTACTAATTGCCCATTTGTTGGACTTGCTGGAAAACTCATTAGATTAACCTCTCAATTGTAATCATGTTATTGTTGTAGCCACCGCCTATTTGCAATGTAATGCGATAGGCTCTATTATTTGTTGTGTCAGTGACAATGTATGTTGATATATCACCATTACCTGTAAAGTTCCAACCAAAGGCAGCAGTTGAAGGAGTGGTAGTGATAGATGTTGTACCATTGGTGCTTGAGCCACCTGTGCCACCGCTTACAGCATAAGTAGCACCTATTGTAGCAGTAAACGAACTCGATACTCCGGATAAACTTAATCCACGATTACCACTTGTTGTTACTGTAGCTTTGATATTGTCTAGTGTGACAAATGTACCTGCATTTACAAAATTAGATACTTTGGTAATGGTTTGTGGATTACTGTATCCTGGACCTGCAATGTCTAACCAATAACTACTTACACCATCATTAACATATTGATACAATACATCAGTTGAACTATTGTACCATTGGTCGCCGACAGTAGGACTACTTGGTGCTGATGTTGCAGTAGTTTGTCTAATTCCACCACCAGTCACTGAGCCGCTAATAATTACATTACCGGTTACGTTTACGTTACCTGTACCATCAGGATCAATGTTTACGTTACCATTTGTTCCGCTAGTAGTTGTAATATATCCTGAATTAGTCAATGTAAGATTACCGCTTAGTGATACACTAGATCCAACTATTAAACTACCGTTTACGTTGGCGTTTCCGCTAGCAACAAAACTTGTTCCAGTATTGTTAAAGTTGACTCTGCCAGCAAACTGTACAGAACTACCATTTGTAGTGGATAGTGTAGCATTTGATCCATATAACAATAGTGTGTTGACAGTAACATTTCCGTTAGCAATTATATTAGCGCCAGTGATTGTATTATTTGAAGTAATAGCACCATTAGCAGTTATAGACCCTACGTTTGGTAATGTACCTGTATAAGTTGGTAAGTATGTTGCAACATTGCTATTTGCGTAACTTGCAGGTAATCCAGTTAATTGACTACCGTTACCAATGAAATATCCTGCGGTTACGTTACCTGTTGTTACTAGTGTGTTGCTACCAAAACTTGATAATAGTGTTGTTACATTGCTGTTACTATAACTAGAGCTTGGTGCAGGTGCAGCAAATACACCATTTCCATATAATACATTGCTCGCATTACCGTCTTTATTAATTAATGATACGTTACCTAATCCAGATACGTTAGCAGCGGCTACACTATTAGCAACTGTTGCGAATGCTACTGGACCAGATACATTGCTTCCTGATACACTATTTGCTGAATCAGCAACAGTGGCATGACTTGCTAAAGCGACTGTACCAGAGACATTACTTCCTGACACACTATAAGCAGTACCTGAATAAACAGCATAGTTTGCATTAGCTACTGTGCCAACAACGTTTGCACCACTGATATGTGTCAATTGACTACCATTACCACTGAAGTTACCTGCAATTACATTACCTGCAGTAACATTACCAGTCGTTGTAACATTACTTGATCCTGATACTAACGGTAATGGATCACCGTTAGCTAGATAATAGTTGTTGGTATATATATTAGAAGCACTTAAATTACCTGCAAAATTAGCTGAGTTAAATCCAATGATATTTGCAGAATCAGATCCAACATAAGACAAATTGCCGGGTAAAGATAAGTTACCGTCAGCACCAAAGACCATCCATGTAGATGTTCCTTCTCTGTTTGCAGTAAGTGTTAGACTGCTAGACGCACTTAAGCCGGGCGAACCTGTAGGAGTTGCATCACCTACAACAATGTTACCATGTGTTGCGCCAAGATTAATACTACCTTGAGTACTTAAGTTACCACTACCGTCAAAAATCCAATTTTTAACTCCATTGGTTCTAAATGTAATAGTAGAAGCTGATGTAAAGAAACCAGTACCATGACTTGTTCTTAAATCAATATTAGGTGTTGTTTGGTCAAGGTTGAAGTTAGTCGCACTACCACTATCTTTTACACCAAACGACCCATCATTGTTAAGTACAAACGTTTGAGTAGTGTTTGTTAAATTAGATGTAATTATATCTGTTAGTTGACTACCATTACCAATAATGTAGTTTCCTGTAATGTTTCCATTTACATTAAGTGAGTTGACATTATTAACATGTTGATTTCTAAAATCTGCGTTGGCTCCATCGAATTGTAACGACAATATATTTTGAGCATATATACCAACTGAGCCACCGGTCACTTCGATACCACTCACATTATTAACCAACATGTTCATTGTATCAGTTGAATTGATAACAAGACCCGTATTACCTTGAATTGAACTAGTAACTAATGTACTTGATAACAATACATTGTTTGCAGAAATATTACCAGTGTACGTTGGTAAATAACTTGCTACGTTGCTATTACTATAAGAACTACCCTGAATATTACCCGTAGTTAATACACTACCGTCTTCAAATGTAATTGAGTTTGCATTTAAATCAGGATTAGGTGCAATTTGTGGGTTCATATCTACCCACTGTCCACTATACTTTATAAAAGCACGACCTTCAACACTGTTAAACCAAACACGCCCATCGCCTAAGCCAGGATCACTCTCACTGATAACTGCATCAACACCTGGATATGCTGTATATTGTGTAGTACCGTCATGGAACTTGATTCTGCTTCCATTATTAGTTAGTGCAAGACCATTACCTGCAACGACCCAACCACTACTTGCCGAGTCTAAATTATCTAATGTATCAAATGCCCCTCCCGCAAAAATACTACCATCTACGTTAATAGACATTACATTTGAACCATTGGTGCTAAATGTCATTAATGCGTTATTGGAACCATCATTGTTTACAAATCCACCTATTACATTTGCATTAGGGATACTTCCACCCCAAACACCACTATTACCTGCACTATCTAATGAGATAGTTGATCCAGTTAATGTTACATTAGTTTGTTCTAAATCAATATCGGTTGACCAAGCAACGGTACCATTACCATATGTTTTTAGATATTGTCCGTTTGTTCCACCTGCTAATTGTAGTTGGCTAACATCTAATGATAGTGTGCCGCCACCATTGATTGATAAACTATTTGTTATTGATAAATTGTTTATCTGAGAATTATTGGCAGTTGAGTTACCACTATAACTTGCTAAGTATGATGCAACGTTTGCGTTGCCATAATTTAGAATAGTCTGTACGTTACCCCATGACAAGTTTCCAGTGCCATCGGTTGTCAATACAGAATCAGCAACACCACCTGTCAAATGAAAGTTAAATGGGTTAGTATAGATTTTACCCTTTAAGTATCCACCTAAGTTTAAGTTACCACGTAGATATACTGACTTGGTGTTTGGATCAAATACAAAACCATTATCACCCTTGAACTGTCCACCATAAGCATATTGTATTTGATTATTATTCCCACCCGGATTATTGATAATTTCTGTTGTTCTATCTAGGTATGTTGTGTCAATACGATTGCTAACTAGCTCGGTAGGAGGATTAACGTGATGAACTACACCACTCAATTCTGGGGCTGCTGATGCATCAACTGCTGGCGGATTCTTATTATATATTGCCATTCTTTATTTCCTTAACAACGGGGGAATACCCGCTCTACTAACCTTAAACCCAAACGCTTTTGCATTTTTCTTAATCGCATTAGGTCCTACATCTACACTTAACGCACGACTAAAACGAGGATCATTCTTTTCTTTTTCGCTTGGTATATATCCTGAACATTCATACATATCTTCAGGGATACTTAATTCTTTGCTGTGTAGTTCATCAACCTTTTTATACAACTTGTCAATCACTTTGTTTGTACGTAGTGCTTTATATGCTAAGTTTTCTGGGCTGAACTCACCGGCTTTATCTAATCCAGCTTGACGATATTTTTTAATGGTTCTTAACACGTTTTCAATTTTGTGAACGTTGTTAGACTTGTAAGCAAACTCTGCTAATTTATAAAGTTTTCTATATTTTAATTGTGTAGCTGCTTGGTCAAAATGCGCCCTGCGTTTACGTGGCAATTTGATCCATTTGTCGTTTAATACACTATATTCACCCAAACTAATTACGGGCTGATTTGTATCTTGTACATACAATTCAACTTCAAATCCATTGATTTTAATGTCATGTTGGTCATTATATATGACTTTTTTAGCGTCAAATAACTCACGGTAAATGTCGTCATCACTGAACTTGTTCATATCTACAAGAATATGTAGGTCAATGTCTGAATGCTTTGTATAGCTATATGCTGCTGAACTACCGCTGATAGTAATATCGTCAATGTCTAGGTTATCAATACCCAAATGTGACAGAAAATCGTCTGCAATAGTTAATAATTGTTCACGAACCTGTGGCTTCATATGTTCCCCGTTGAAGATTGCAGGGTTAAGTTCGTCATGGAAATGTACAGCATCCCCAAGTTTAAATTCGTCAAATTCTTTTAGGTTCATCTTTGGTTTACGGGTTGTATAGAGTATTTATGAAAAAAGGCTACCATATAGATAGCCTTGTAGTGGGGAGTTGTAAGATTTTACTTCTTACGTGTTGCTGCTTTCTTTACAGGAGCTTTGTTTTGTGTAGCCACAGGGGTAGCAACTGCTGGTGCTTGTTGCTGTTGTGCTACTTGTTGCTGTTGTTGAACATACATAGGACCAATTGTATCCATCAAATAGTTCTGATTTTCCATGCAGAATACATATGAACCACTATGACGCAATAATACACGTTTGTCAACCCAAACTTTACCACCAATATCACGCCAGTTTTCACAGAATGTCCAGTCTTCACTGTAGTAACGACCTTGACGAACTGCTGTGTCAAAGTATGTTTTCAAGTGTTGGTCATATTTTGGATCTAAACCGATATCATTTTTGTATGGTTTAACAGCTGGGTGACTGTTCATTTTCTCAAATACATGACGTTTCATCAACAAGAAACCTGTACCTGCTTTACTTACTTCTTGTAAGCCATCTGTACCTTCTTCTGCACCTTCAAATCCATTAACAACCCATTTGATTGGCATTGTTTTCATTGGGTACAATCCACCGATAACATCAACATCACGGTTCAATAGAACTAACAAATGCCATGGTTCCCAACCAATATCTGCATCAACAAAGAACAAGTGTGTTGCACCTTCTTGTTCTAAGAACTTTGCTGTTAGTGTGTTACGAGCACGACTGATAAGTGACTCATTGACCATTGTTTCTAATGTCCAATCAATACCCAATTGACGAGCAGTATTTGCCCACTTGATGAATGACATGAATGTAGATTCAGTCAACATACCACCATAACATGGCATAGCAATATGTACTTTAGTTGTGCGTAGAAAATCTACGTTAACTTGAACTTGACCATCTGCGGGTTTTTGTTCTTGTTGTGCTTGTTCAGCAATTTCTTGTACCTTTTCGACTGGTACTGTTTTTGCTTCTGCTTTAGCTTTTGCAGGAGCTTTAGTTGTCTTAACTGCTGGTGTAGCAGTTGTAGTTGTTTTCTTTGTTGCCATAAGGTCCTCTTTAAAGATAAAGATATTTACACAATAAAGAGGGGGTCAAATTATTTTTCGTCTAAATAATCTTCAGACAATGCACCGCTTGCAGCCAAGGTGCCGCCGACGCCAATTGTTCCAGCAATCAATCCAGCTTGTACACTGTCTTTTACACTAAACCCATTGACAATGTAACCCAAGAAATTACCCAATGTAGGCAATAATGCTTCTATTAGTAATGTTGCTTGTGTTGGACTAAGTCCCATATTATGACTAAATTGCATTGATACTCTAGCAATAATAGAGAAGGTAAATCCAAATATTGCTGCCATTGTTTTTGGATTACTTCTATTGAACTTAACAACTTTACTCAAAAAGGATTTCGTAACATGTGTAAGTTTTGGATCATTGATTTTTTCTAATTTAGCATCAATTGCTTTTTCAATAACTGATGGGTCATGCCTTTTAATTTTATCAGCATCATTACCCATAGCAATTAATTGACTACCCATAGATTGAAAGACATTTGAGCTTTTTTGTTCGTCTGCTTCTTCCGCTACACTTTGTGGTACTGCCAATAACTGTTCAGTATCATATCCTGCCAACTCACCGACATTGTGAATCTCAAACGGCTCTTCATCCATTTCGTGGAACGCAAATATTCTATCTCCATGGGCAAGTCTGCGTTCAGCATCCATAACAGATACTACTCTTTCGCCAACATGTTCTAAGTCTGGCATGTTCTTGCCTTCCGCCACATCTTGCTGTGGTTGGTCAATCTCAGCCAACTTAGCACGAATCATATCAATCAATTTAGTATGGGTACCTGACAAAGCACGATGCTTTTCAATGTAATCTAAGATGTGATTAGTTTCAGTTGCATATTTGTGTCTCCATTCAGGAGTCTTAGCAGTAGTGATATCTTTGACATTATCTAATCTATCAGCAAGTTTGATAACTAGTGCATAGCTACTCATTGCAGCCATTTTGTGTGCTAGATATTGAGCCTTACCTATCTTTTTAATTTGTTCTGGATCGCTTGTAAGTTCCATTACAAGACTAGCAACTAATCCGCCAAACAAATCGTGTAAGATTTCTTGTGTTGTGTCAGTATCTTCAATTGTATCATGTAAGTATGCTGCACTAATTAATGCATCTAGGTTATGTGATTTTTTAAATTGCTTGATATGATTAGCTACACGAACTGGGTGACTGATATATGGATCACCACCTGAACGAGTTTGCCCAGCATGTGCTTTAGTTGCATATTGTAATGCTTCTTCTGAACCTTCATCAAACTGACTGGTGCTCACTGTATATTGTGAGGGATCAGCAGGACGAACTTCAACATCATCCATGTGAATGTCAATGTTCTTTTTAACTTTCAATGCATGTAATAGTTTCTCAACTAAATCATACGGAATGCTTTTTGCTAACTTATGACGATTGCCATTAGGGGAAACATAATATACATTAACTAATGACTTTGGATTAAAGATTCTTGACTCATTCATAGTTTGCATTCCCATACCCTTACGAGCAATATTCATTAAGTGCTGAATCCACTCTGCCGGTAGTTTCTGAGCACCATAGTTACCACTATTGTAAGCATGATTCCAAACTTCAAATTGCTGTTCTGGAGTTTTTGTTTTGTCTGATAAAACACTACGTAGTAATGTTCCGCTTATACCTGTACCACCTTCATTCTTATCACGTGACGTTACATGTGGAACAACTTTAACACCTTCATATCCAGGGAACTTGTTAACTGCTTTCATTAGAGATTTGCTCCAACTTTCAGCCATGTCATGTCTATCACTACCAACAACAATATAAATTGTATCATATCTTGGTGGTTTACCTGGTTGAGGATTAATCAACTCATGTTTGATTTTCTGTAGTAATGTACCGCCCTCATGACTAACAGTTGATATGTTACTCGCTAGTTGTGGGTATAACTTATGCCATGTTTCAACTTTAACACTTGGTGGAATAGGATCATCTTTACCTTCTGCAGGTCCTATAAACATGTAAGGTTGACCACCAACTTGTTTTGCTAGAGCGATTGCATGGTTGAATAATTGTTGATGTCCTACATGCCCAATCGCACTGCCCACAGCAACTACAGCAGGGCGTTGATTACCTTTGACTGGTTGACGAGCAGCCATTTTAGTAGCCATCTTGTTTGCCATGTCTGTGCTTGTTACTTTAGCTAGTAAACCACTAGGCATATTGATAACAAGACCTTCAATCATGTCACCCAATTGATCTTTACCTGGAATAGGTCCATTGATAATAGCATTGCTTAGTTGTTGTCTAGCTTGAGACAAGATAGCTTTTGCTTTTTCTTTTGTAGGATTTGTTCCACGAGTAGCAACCGCAGCACTTAATGTATCTGCGTTTTTAACAATAGGACTAACAATCTTAGCAACATCAATACCTTTATGTTGCAAGTTGTTGTTAACCATTTTAATTTTACTATTGCTTGTTTTTAATAGTGCTTCTTTAATCTTTTGACTGTCAGGACGAACTTGTCCAGTGCTAAACTGTTTGAACATGAATGGTACAAGAGTCATCTCTTTACCCAACTTTTTAGGATCATAAGGGATGTTAACAAACTTCAAGCCGCCATTCTCTTGTTGAGCCATTGGAGTATACATCATTTCTGCTTGTACGATAGTATCACTAGGGATAACTTTCATAAATGGAGCAGTCAATATTGTCTTTAATGCATTGTCATATTGCTTAGTAAAGTTCAATCGTTCTTCGTCTTGTCCAACACTACGACCATACTTTTCAAAGTCACCAAAATTCTCAATGTATTTAGGTTCTGTAACTTTACTTGTCATAAAGAATGGACGACCATTTTGGTCTTTACCAAATCTGATGCCTGCACCATCAACTTTCAAGTTGATTGGTACACCTTCAAGTTTACCACCATCAGCCATGATTTCTTTACATAACTCAATGAACTCATTATCTTTCAATTCAACTGTTGAGCCAGGCTTGTAAATGTGTGGGATACCTTGACGCTTATAGTTAGGACCTGCTTCTGATAGTTCAGTCATCTTATAGTTTTTTCTATAGTCAGCCATCATTTGATTGAACTCAGGTGGCAATTGTAGTCCTAATGTTTTAACTAGATAATTGATTGCTGTTGTTTTTTCACTGATATCTTTTTCTGGATTGTTCTTGTAAAGACCTTGACTACCTTTACCGATTGTTTTGTTTAAGAAACCGAGCAATACTGTTTGTTTATCTTCTGGTGATAATATCTTACCCATCAACTGTACTAACCCAGTGAATGACCAGAAGTTATTAGAGATAGCTTGCATTTGTTTAGGGTCAAGACGTTTGCCTAGTATAGTTGAAAAAATCTTACCAATGTTTTGTTCGTATCCAGCTGCAGGTGCTGCTTTCATTACAGGCAAACCCTTAATCACTAATGGTTTGTTTGTGTTAGGATTTAATACTGGTTCGTACTTAGCACGTAATCCGCCACCTTCTTTACTAGACACGGCAAAACTATACATGTTGTCTGTTGTAGGGATGTCCTCTTCTTTACGCATTGCACCACGACCGATCATTTTACGTAACAGGAATTGCTTGTTGGTTAGTGTAGTCAATGATTGAATCAACCACTTATGAAATACACCCTTAACACCTTGTTGGATATCATCCCATGAACTGCTATGACTAAATCTTGCCCAGTCGCTAGGCATTCCATTCTCAAAAGAAACAAATTCAAAGTCAATTTGTACTTTTACGGGTGGGTCTTGTAACTCAAACAATGCAGAATATTGTTCGTTACCTTTTTGAAATCCTAGCAATTTTGCAGGACCAATTTGTTTATTTGTTGCACTTGTTAAGAATTCTTGTAAAATGAATTCCAAACGTTTGTCAACCATGGTATCAATATCACCTACAGTTGGCTTCTTAGCAAAGAATGTATCATCACTGATACCCGCAACATCAAAGAAATGTAAACTACTACCACTCAAAAACTTACCGCTTGACAATAATTCACTACTCCATAATGGAGCCTTGTGTTTTACATTGAATGCTTTATTGATTGCGTTTAATAGTTCATTGAGTTTGGGAACCATGTAGCTACGTTTTGTAACTTTCAAATCTAAGTGTTCTGCTTCATGTTTGCCCACACTTAAATTACCACCTTCCATCAATGGTTGTTTACTTTCTAATAGTGCGGCAATTTTCATTAATAGCTAACCTTAACACTTTGAACAACACCAAAACCAAAGTTATTGATTACAGCACGAACCCAAACAAAGTTACCAGATATATTAGTAAAGCTAGTTTGAGTTAATTGATTACCTGATAGGTTATAGATAGTGAACCAGTCACCATTGCCTGGATTATCTGCTAGTGTTGCTTGAATTTGTAATAGACCGGTAAATGTTGTAAGATTCCATGTGAATGTCTGCATATTGTTTTGCTTGATATAATATGCGGCGGCAGGAACTTTATCACCAATCACTTGTGAAACTTGTTTGTATGCTGTTTGTGGCAACAATTGATATGCTGAACTTTGTGCCATTATGCTCGTTCCACTTCTACAATGACGGAATCACCCAATAATTCTTGGGCGACTTGTTCTAATGCTTGTTGGGTGTCTTGTGGAATCAGATTCTCATCCGCTCCCTCTTTTACTAGTTTGCTGACTTTAACAACTAGTACGTTCTCAATAATCTTTGCCATGGTAAATACTCCATTAATAGAGTATTTATCATGCTCAGACGATATCGGCTCGCTTTTCCAATTTGTACTTTCTACCCAGCATACCGTCATACATTAGTGCCAAATAGCTAAGATAACTCTCGTCATTATAGTCAATAAAGTAACTGCTAGACATGTAACGGAAATTCCAGTACCATTGACTATCTTCTTTCTGATCTAACCACATTTTAAGAGCAGGACTTGGTCTCAATTGTGTGTTAGTAGTTAAGATTTTCTTCAATCCATCTTTGAAGTCTTCTGGGATTCGTTTGCTTTTGAAATAAATTCTATACTTGTGTTTAGGTTCATTTGCAAAAGTTTTGACCCCCGAATACCCGGTAGTGATAACCTCAGTGAAGTCAACACACGCATCTGTTAGGTTATCAAAATTATCATGTAGTGATTGTAGGTCATTGCTGAATACAGAGATAGTATCATATTCACCGCGAACTTTGCTAGACTTGTTCTTTTTACTGTCAATTCTATACTGCAATACTTTTTTGATGCTAGGTAAGTGTTGAGCAAGAGTATCTCTTTCATCCTGTTTTAACCTAATGAATTTTTTACTATTGCCTAATACCATTTGTTCAAATTCATCTGGTGAATAGTATTGTGCTCTACGAAAGTGAGGTATTGTGATCCTGCAACGGTACTGATATTGACTATAGTACAACTCGTCACGATACTCTTGCAGGTCAACACCCGGTGAATTAGTTGCTGATTTTAATAATGCCATCTTCGCCTACTTCTGCAATCATTTTTTGATGTACTTCAAAATCAACTTTACCGTCATTCATCACTACAGTAATATTTGCACTTCTAATACGTTCAAAAAGAATCTTCTTACTCAATGGAACACGAATTAGTTCATCAATTTTACGTGCAAGAGGACGTGCGCCCATCTTACTATCGTAGCCCTGTTCTGCTAAGTAATCAACTACTGGTTCTGTTAAAGTCAACACGATATCTTGTGTATCCTTCAATGCTTTCTTTAACTCGTCAGTAAACTTGATAACCACTTTCTTAATTGCAAGATTGTCAAGTTTGTTGAACTTAGTAATCAAGTCAATACGGTTTCTGAATTCAGGCTTGAAGAAGTCCTTCAATGCTTTTTCATCATCACCCGTACGTTCAGTACTACCAAAACCAATTACTGCACGTTCGCTGTCACTACTACCCAAGTTACTGGTCATGATAATTATACAGTTTTTAGCATTGACTTCTTTACCATTAGTTCCTGTTACACGACCTTCGTCAAGTAATTGCAAGAAAATGTTAAAGATATCTGGGTGAGCTTTTTCAACTTCATCAAACAATAGAATAGCATGTGGATTCTTACTCAAGTCATTGATAAGTTTACCACCACCTAAGCTACTTTCACCATAACCAACATATCCAGGAGGCGCACCAAGCAATGAACTAACATTGAACTTCTCTGAATACTCGCTCATATCATATTTGAGTAATGGCATATCTAAGTTCTTGCTCAATTGCTTAGCCAGTTCAGTCTTACCTGTACCAGTTGGGCCCAAGAATAAGAAACTTGCAAGTGGTTTAGTTTGACTACCGATACCTGCAAACGAGACATATATACGGTCAAGTACTTTACTAACTGATTCCTCTTGACCGTACAATTTGTCTTTGATATTAGACTCAAGGTTTGTGATACGTTCGTTGTTGTCGTTACTGAGTTTATCTGCTGGTACTCCAGAGATACGTTCAACTTGCTCGTAAATCAATTCTTTAGTGATTTGTGCGTCTTTGTTACCTAATACACGTTGTTTAGCACAAGCTGCATCTAATAAGTCAATAGATTTATCAGGATTTTTACGGTCATGCATGTAACGTGTAGCACTGTCAACTGCTGCTTCAACCGCTTCGGGTGTGATCTTAACACTATGGAAGTCATCCAAACGACCACTTAAGCCACTTAAAATGCGAACTGTTGAATCACGATTTGGTTCATCTACTGAGACACGATAGAATCTACGCATTAATGCACGATCCTTCTCAAAACTCTCATAGTACTCTTCCCAAGTAGTACTTGCAATAACTTTCAATGTACCTTTTGTAATTGCAGGCTTAATCATGTTTGCAAAGTCTGGACCACTTTGAGAACTTGAACCTGCACCTTGCATTGTATGTGCTTCGTCAATAAACAAGATAGTTTGTTTCTTGGTGTTAAGTGCTTCAATGACTGCTTTGACCTTTTCTTCAAAGTCACCGCGATATTTACTACCAGCAAGTAAGCTACCGATTTCCAAGCTGTAAACTTCGTGACCAACTAAGAACTCAGGCACGTTACCTTCTGCAATCATTTGAGCCATACCTTCGACAATAGCAGTTTTACCTACACCTGGATCACCAACTAGTAACACGTTGCTTTTGAAACGTTTAGCCAATACGTTTACAATGTCATCAACTTCTTGGCTACGACCGATCATTGGTTCTAGTTTATGCTGACGAGCCAAATCAGTCAAGTTTGTTGTGTATTCTTCTAAGATTTCGTCTGCTTGTTCGTTGCTTAATCGTACAAGAGCACCTTCGTTCTTGTAATTCTTTTGCCAGTAAGGTACAAATTGACTTTTCTCAATGCCATATTTCAACAAGAAATAATGTGCATGACTATTTGCTTCGCTTGAAATGCTCAAGTAAAGGTCAATAGTTGTAACTTGTTTACGACCCAAGAACAATGTTTGTGCTACTGCACGGTTTGTAACACGTTCCAAACTATTTGTTTTACGTGGTTGAATCTCTTGTCCGGGACCTAGTGTTACTGTAATTGCTTGTAACCCATTTAAGTATACGTCAATTTCCTTAGTCATCATTTCAGTGTCAACTCCATAAGAGTCTAACACTTTCTTAAAGGGAGCATGTGATACTAGGCTTAGTAACAAGTGCTCTACTGTACAATATTGATGGCTTTTTGACTTAGCCAATTCAATTGCATGTTCAATGATGGCTTCGATTTCTGGGTGCATTAGTGCTTCCTTAAAATGGTATTTACTTTTGTTTTGATTGCAAAATGCTATCAGTTATACGAGAGTCAATTCTATCAGGAATAAATGGTTTCAACAATATAAATTGGTCACCTGCTCCCCTGTCATTTATCATACCTTCGCCGGCAATGCGTAGTGAACTACCGGGTTGTGTTACTGGTTTTACTGTAACATCAAGTTCTTTACCCGAAATAGTTTTAAACTTAATGGTTGTACCCACAATCAAATCTAGTACACTGATATCATGTACCGAATGTAGATTCATACCATCACGTTGGAACTTAGCATGTGGTTGAATTCTAAATTCAGCGATTAAGATACTGTCTTTGATTAGGTTATCATAACGCAGTGTTGCTCCATCATCTATGCCTTTGGGCACTGACAGTTTAACCGTTTGTTGACCTAATCCAGGTGTTTGGAAGTTTAACATTTGCTCTTCGCCATTGTATGCTTGTTCAAGTGTTAACCAAACTATAGTACGATAGCTAGGTTGTTGTGGTCTACCGCGTTGTCCTGGATGACCAAACATTTGTCCAAAAATGTCGTCCATACCAAATCCACCCATTTGGAAACTGAATCCACCGGGAAAGCCATGCATTCCACCGGGGAATCCACCAGGCATTTGACCATGACCAAATGGATTTGGATTATCGTATTGTTGACGTTTTTGTGGATCAGAGAGGGTTTCGTATGCCTCTTGAATCTTTTGAAACTGTGCAGTATCACCACCCTTGTCTGGATGGTGAATGCCAGCCATTCTGCGATATGCTTTTTTAATGTCTTCAGGGGTAGCGTTTTTTGCTACCCCGAGGGTTTGATAATAGTCACTCATAATATTATTAGTATAGCACGTTAGGTGCTATTCGTCAATATTTATGAAGCTACGCCGGCTACCTTTTCTTTTGTACGACCGTAAGCTGCGATACCTAGAACTGCACCCATTGCGATGTGATACAATCCAGCACCTTGTAGTGTCAATGGTTGCCATTGACTAGTTACATTACCATGTGTCATTGCTTGTAATACTGACCATAAGATTGGGAACAATACAAAGTCGCAAGTGCATGTCAACATGTAGATCCAACCCATCATTGGGCGCATCTTTTTGTTAATCCAGTCAGTGGCATCTTTGTCTAGCTTGACTGTAGATTCTCCACCTTCACTCATTGCGCCGCCGCCTGACTTCAATGATTCTCCTTGATTTTGAACTGATTGGAAAGAACTTTGTTGCATTCCACCACTCATCCCGCCTGACGCGCCGAAACCTGTTGATCCAGTTGAAGCTGCTCCAAATCCAGTTGAAGCTCCGAAACCGCCTGCTGTTGCTGACGTTGATGCTCCGAAAGAGTTGGACGTTGTTGAACCGAAACCTGAGGAGCTGCCAAAGCCTCCTGCTGAACTTGTACTTGTTGTTGATCCGAATCCACTTGAAGACCCTCCGAATGAACTTGTGCTTGCTGCTGTAGATGCAGCTGGTGTTGTTGAGCCGAATGCACTTCCTGATGGGAATGCACTAACTGTAGGATCACTTGCTAATGCATCATGGTGGTCGTCACTCTTTGCTATCGCATTGTCAGTTGTACCTGACTTCTGTGCTAGTAATGTTGCCATTTTATAATCCTGCCTTTGCTAAGTAATCTTTTAAAATTTTGTCTGGGTTAGAGTATATCTTATGTGTTTCTAATCCAGCACGTTGACGCATTTCATTTAAGTCTGTTTCTTTGAGTTCACGATATTTTTGCGGGCTTAAAATAATATGTTGCTTTAGAATTTCTTTGTCAGCTTTGTATTCTTTATCTTCAATCTTAACAGACCATTTGTCACTGTCTAAATCTGTTAATGTTTTCATGTCTTCAACCATTTCACAAATACGTTCTGGCACACTTGTTCTACGATTCATTTCTACAAATACTAAATACTTACCTGGTGAAACTTCACCTTCACTGACTTCAGCATCTAATACAAAGTCGTATCCGCGTTCTAGCCAGTCAACCAAATCACTAGCTTGTTGCTTGCCTTTTGTTGTAAATGTAAGTGTAACAATCTCATCGTTGGTACCCATTTTAGCTGCGTACTCGTCAATTGAGATTTCTGGGATAACTTGATCCACTAAGTCGTGATAGTCAAAACCTTCATTAAGAACTTTATTCATTACATGCCCCCTGGACCTTGCATTGGAGCAGGACCACCTAAACCACCTGGACTCATACCACCACCTAGACCTTGATCCATTCCTGGCATTTGACCCGATGATGCATTATCATCTTGATCCTCAGTACTTTCTTTATCTAGGTCTTGTTCGTAGGCTTTATCCAAGTCCTCTAAATCAATTGTTTGTTCAGCCAAGTCGATAGAACCTTCACGAATATCGTTCATTAGTTCTTTTGGCATTTCAATTAACACTAACCAAATATCACGTTCAGTCATTTTTGGATAGTGAGTTCCTGGTTTATAGTCGCCCGGACCTTCAATTTTGATAGGTACTTTGATTTTTGTCTTTTTAAACTTAACGTCACAACCCAATTTTAATAGACGTTTAGCCCCAGTTGGGTCTGGCATACGTTTTAATGGATACATAAACATACATGCAACGTCATATCTACGTACTCTAGGACCGGATACTAATTCACCTAAGTCCCAGTTACGGAAAGCATACAAATCTGCTTCATCTAATACACGTTCAAAGTCCATTAGGGTGCTCATCATACCATCACTGGTGTAAATTCCCTTGATGTTATCAATGATACTAGGATAGTCTACGCTATCAAAAAATTCGTCTGTTGGATTGCTCATAGTATTATTTATCATCGTTGCAATGATAATGAGCCTAAAAGAAATTTAGGGGTTAGCCTAATATTTATCAAAAAAATCTCTTTTTAAAGTACACTACTATCACGCAGCATTATACCTTTAAATATCTTTGAGTTTTATGAGAACTCAACCTCAACAGGAGAATGCAATTTGAGCAAGAGAAAAACTGGCGCATTGCGTCAACAAGAGCAAGACACACGCTATTCACATAGCAAAAAGCATGACACACAGACATATTATACAAAGGAATCTAAAACAATCAATTTCGACCAAGCACGAATCAAACTAGATAGAAAGCCTATCACGTTAGTGCCCAAGTCCGTCAATCAAGAAAAATACATCCTCGCACTACTTAACGAAAACGTAGATATTGTCGTTGTAGGTGGACCAGCAGGAACAGGTAAAACTTACTTAGCTATGCAAGCCGCTATCAAAGCATTGAAAGCAGGTGAAGTTGACCGTATTATTTTGACACGTCCAGCAGTGGGAGTTGATGATGAGAAACATGGTTTCTTACCGGGCGACTTAAATCAAAAGATGGAACCTTGGACTAGACCATTATTAGATGTTTTAAGAGAGTATTATGCGGCAAGTGAAATCGCCCACATGCTAGAAGAACAGATAGTGGAAATCGCACCCCTAGCATTCTGTCGAGGTCGAAACTTTAAGCACAGCTACATTGTACTTGATGAAGCACAAAATGCAACTCCTAGTCAACTGAAAATGATTATGACTAGAATTGGCGTTGGCAGTAAGATTGTAATTACTGGCGACATTGAACAAGCCGATAGAAAATCAGCCGACAACGGGCTACTAGACTTACAAAATAGGTTGGGAAAGGGGGTGATTCCTGGTCTACAAATGTGCCACTTTGATATCAAAGATGTACAGAGACACAGGATCATCGAACACGTACTTAAATTGTACAGTTAAACAAAAGGGGCTTTTCAGCCCCTTTTTACTTTTGTTGACTAGCTTCGTGCTCTAATCGTTCAATAATAGCAGGATAAATTTGTTGATAGTATCCGTGAAGTTTTTCCCAGTCACGGTCTAATACCTTACCCTCAATAAAACACTTATCAACTTTCCTGTTTGCATAATCCAAAATGACATTGCAAGTTTGAATGTCTCTTGTTTTTAAGTTACGTGATACACCTACTTGTTCGTCAATCTGACCATTTGCTTTTCTGACGTAAGTGATTAAAAGATATCTCATCATATATTTGTCAATTCAATTAATGTTGCTGCTAGGTTAATCTCTGGGATTCCCACTAGACTTAAGTTTGCAAGACCGTTACGAATAATCAAAATACTCGCATCACGTGTGTCTTGCGTAGTTCCCCACAATTCTAAATTGTTATACATCCAACGATAGATATCTTCCAATCGGGTAGGATACAAACTTAGATATTGCATTAGTTGTTGTCTGCCTTCAAGTGTTTTACCACTCTTAAACAATCCAGTAATCTCAACCAATAACCCATCTTCGTCACCACCTTGTGTTGATGGTGGCAATAGTTTACCGCTACTGCTATTGACTTGTAATTGATTCAAACATTTACGTAAGTCAGGATATGTTGCTGCAACATAGCTGTCTAACACATCTAAATCAAGTTCAATATTTTCAGTAACCAATACAGTTGCTGCACGTGCTGTAAACTCGTCACGGTCTGTTTTAGTAATGTGAAACTCATGGCATCGACTTTTCAATGCTGGAATGATTTTATATGGGTAGTTACAAGTTAGAATGAAACGTACAGTTTGTGCATACGCTTCCATATCACTACGCAATGCTGCTTGACCTTCTGCTGTCAAATAGTCTGCTTCGTCTAGTAACACAATCTTAAACTTGCCAAAGGGCATTGTTTGTGCGAATCCTAGAATCTTATTGCGAACCATGTTAACACTGTTATCACGACTTGCGTTAATCTCTAGTATATCCCATTGTTCAATTTTAAGTTCGTTGATTAGAACTTTGGCTAGTGTTGTTTTACCAGTACCGGGGTCACCGCTCATTAACAAGTGCGGAATCATTCCATCATTGATCCAACCTTGTACCTGATCTTTTTGACGTTGATCCACAAACACATAGTCTTCTACTGTTTTAGGACGATACTTCTCGACCCATAATTCGTTTTTCATCGTTTCAATGCTTCCAAAGTCATAATTTTAGCAAGTTCTGTACCTAAGTCAAGATCACTCGGGATAAGATGTAGTGCCTGATCGTGTGTATCTTTCTTTTCATTGTAGTACATGTATTCCACAATGTGTCCACCTGTTGCTGGGTAGATTTTAAAATGCATTGGGTTTGCATTTAAATTTACACTAGTGTCATCGGGGTTAACCTTTTGACCTGCAGTAGTAAAACGTCTTGAGGGTTTTGGACTTACTAGACCAATACTTATACCGCTTGCTGCTTTGCGTTGTTCTCTATCAACCGAATCTTCTTCTTCCCGTTTTTGTTGTTGAGCTTGGTGTAAGCCATTAAACATCCAATTAAAAAACCATTTCATCCTGATACCTTATCTGATATTGTTTCGTCATCCATCGGCTCATCCGATGCAAGTAGTATATCATTAGGATCCACTCTACGCAATGTCTTTTTACCCTCTTCGTCTTCAATGTCGATACCACGAGTCCAACGACCATGACTTACCAAAATCCAGTCACCTTCTTGTAAATCACCATTATAATCAGAGCCAAATTTGTAAATTTTACACCAACGTGGTCTGATTCCAGAACTCTTAGCATCATCACCGGGTAAGATAATCCCACCACGAGTCCTGCGTTCTTCAAACTTCATATCAGTAACAACGATCCAATCTTTAACAGGATGGAACTTGTCTTTTTCAATCTTATGTGGTTCAAATGCTAGTTTTGTCATGTTACTTTTTTGATTTCTTTACGATAACTTCTTGGGCATCTTCTTGCTCAAATTGCTGTTCTTCGGGTGATAATTCTTCAACTTCGTCTGGTACTAATGAAGAAGATTGGTTATCGCTGTGATATTGTGCTGCTGCTTTTGCTTGTGGGTTAACTGTACGTTGATAACCTGCTCTGATACGCTTGTTGTTATCTTGGGTAACATTATTGTTACTATCCAAAACATCACCACGTGCGTTTACATTCATGTTTCCAACTGCACGTGTTTTTTCATTTTGTGTGACCATTGAATTCATGTCAATCATTTTACCCATCGCTGAACGATATGCTGGCATATACTTACTCCTATTTTAAAAATTCATCTATGTCTAAATCATAGAATATGCTATTTATGCGGTGTACCCCTATCAGGTACAATACATAACTAGACACGCTTGATCCTCTACCCACTCCCCAAACGATATTATGTTTACGCATTGTGTCTACCAAATATTTACAGTAGCACAGTAATACAAACAAGTCTCGTTCCTGAAACTTCAATAACTCGTCACCCACTCTTTGCAGTTCTTGGTCTGTTTTGCACAAGTCTAGTACATATTTGACAATATCAAAATTCTTGTATTCATCTGGCATGTACCATGTGTTTTGATAGATACTGTCAAACTCGTCAATAGTAATATCAAGTGGTGCGTACTCTAATAATTCTGGGATATTTTCTAAATCTAAATCGCTAGGGAATGTGATTTGTTTTTCAACAATGGCATGTTTCAATACCTGATCTGGATTACGTAAGTAGTAATCACATAGATCAGATTCGTTTAAAACTTGTAAGCCATATTTGTCAGAATGCATAAACTATTATAACTTATGTATTGACAGAAAGCAATAGTTATTTGTCCGTTTTAGTATCAAAAGTGGCAAACACAATGTTTTGAACATCAGATGGGATATCTTCGTCTAGTTTTAGATAACCCAAACTAAGTTCTTCCCAAACGTTTTTGGTAGTATTGAGTTTGACAATTTTCTTGTTTTTTGGTTTGATATCATTGATATCTATCTGGCTACTGTTCCACCAGCCCTTATCGGCAAATGGTCCTAAGTTTTCTTCCATGCTGTACAAGCAACTTACACCTTCGCTCATAGTTGAACTAATTGCAATGTCGGAAACAACCAATCTACCCTCAGTCAACGCATTCATTTTGGTTAACAACATGATACCAATGATTTGGTCATAGGGTTCTTCGGGCAATGTACATAAACGAATACCAGCGTCAATGTATTTGTTAATTGCAACTTCTTCAACTTGGTTAATGAATATTGCGTTAGAGATTACATACTCCAAAAAGTATCTGATACGTTCTAATGCTATGTTTTGTTCGTGGATGATTTCACTTTCAACCATGAAGGTAACATCCAAATCATAGTTGTTCATGTAGAACTTATTATTGAAATGTACGCCAGTTGTAAATGTGAAGCCAGTTTGGATTCGTGCTGTCATTCGTTGTCTTTTGATACTTGAATTTTGCTGCCAAGATTTTGTTTCTTGTACATATCATCCATTCTTTTAGCATACTCTGTCTTGTAGCTTTCAAGTACCATATGCATCTGTTGAATCATGGGTTGATTCTGCATACGGTATACAAAGGTTAATTTTTTAGTAAGGTCAGAAATAGTTTTTTCTAAATCTTCTAAACTTTTGTCGGACAGGTCACTAATGAATGGATGTTGCATGAAAATATTTATATCGTAGACTGGCTACAGATTTATTTTAGAATCCGCTTAGTGTTACTTTACCCCAGATTTCAGAGCTACCTGTATATGCGCCAACACAAACATAAAGAATGCCCGTATTGTCAACATAAATTTTACCAGGACCATCTCCGGGTTGACCGTAACCACCTGTACCAAATCTAGCAGATGCTTGTGTGTTATTGATGGTATCAATATATGACGCTGCTCTACTTCTGCTAATGGGGGCAACATCTACTGTATTACCGCAATTGACTGTACTGAAATTATAAGACAATTCAGTTGCACCGTAAGGTACAGAAACATAATTTGTGTAAACTGCATTAGTTCCGGGTGCACCATTACTACCGTAGTTTTCTAACAATCTTGCAGTTGTCGTCATGCCACTTGAAATATTGGCACTACTGTCAAACGTTGTATTTGGGAAAGTGATAACTGCTTGACTGTTTGCAATGGTAAACTTAACTTGGACATTACTTTGTGTACCAGTTGGTGCCCATCCTGCAAACTGAATCGTTGTGTTTTGAACGATTGTACCATATTGCACATCACCCTTTGTTACATCAATAATGATTGTGCTAGGAATGCTAGTACCTAATGGGAATGTAGGTGAGCGAAAACCTTGAACTGCTGCATTACTGATAAGAGTATTACCCATATCATTGTTCAATGAAGTACCGTTTAGTGCTGCTTTAACAACAACTTTTGATTGTAAGTCTGATATTTCAGTACCAGCAGTATCCAAATTGTTTTTAATGCTGGTAAAGTTGTCTCTGAAACCTTGGCTGCTATTGTTAGCTCCGGCTACAGGGTAAGCGGTGTTGATTGCGTTTGTGTTAATATTACTCATGTTTTGTTTCCATACATTATTTAATCAATGTTTTTTGGCAATATTGTTTTTCTAGGGAACAATATTGTTAAATCATATTCATCACTTGGGTTAGGTGGAGGTTGATCTCCTGGAATCTCTACCCATTGTGGTTTGGCTAGATTGACGTTATAGTTGTAAGTGGCACTCTTATCAATCAAGTATCTATCTACACTAAAGTCTATTTCGTTTAATGTATGTCCCCAATTAGCTTCAATATTATTTTTGATTGGTGTTGAGTATCCTGGTAACGTATAACAAACTACCCATGCTTGAACAAACCCCAAAGTACTGATGCCTGTTTGCTGTGTTGTCATCCATAATGGTAACAGTTTTTTATCCGTATTCTGACTTATCACACTTGTAACCTGATTACGCATATTAATTAAACTACCCGGATATAGTTTATCTACATATCCCGGAGTTAAACTAGTATAGTAATAACCATCAGCATTGTATGTATAGCTGGTATAAATGTCATTATTTGATACGGTCCAAGGACCTTCTTGCAACGAAATTGTTTGCTCTACTACAACAGTTTGTGGTAGTGTTGTATTGTCACTCTTAATTAGGTCATCAATGATTGGACTATAAACTACTTCGTAAATGATGTTTCCATTTGTATCACTTGCCACCGCAGTTTGTAATGGGCCTAATATTAGTTTTCTATTATAGTGATTTTGAGAAATTGCATTAATATATGCTTCTGCTTTACTAGGAGTCATCCCATAAGCATGAACATATCTAACATCTTTTGCTTTACCAAAGTTAGGATCATTAGGTCTAAACAAGTATTGTGAAGGTATCAATGATTCGTTTGTCAATAATGATTGAATGATTTGTCTTCCTGAAAATGCAGGTGCTGCTTTCAAATAAATATTTTCTGTAGGTTTATCAAAGTAATGATCTACTGTTATAGTAAAATTTTTATATGATTGTAATAAGGTAAATTCAGGACTAAATGCACGAACGGTAAAACTAAACGTAGTTTGTGTTCCATCTAAAACATATGTTGACTCTGGTTGATACGAGACTCTTCCAATAATTTCGCCAGTTGGCAATAAACCCAAATTAGGCGGCAATGAACCTTCAACTAGGTAGTATTCTAAAAATTTAGCTGACGTTGCACTTAACGTTAACAGACTTTGTTGTCCATTCAAAATAGTTCCCAAGTTACTATCAGTATTCCAAATGATATCTTCAGGAATATTGTTTGATATCACTACGCTAAAAGATTCTTTTCCGCTTGTAATAGATGAGTTTGATAATTTTACAACAGTTACATCAAACGTAAATTGATTGATACTCTCAGCTAACATTACAGGAGAACCAGTAATCCAACCAGTAACACTATCACCTGTTAACCCTTGAGGAAGTGCTCCAAACAAATAAGATACACCTGAACCATCAAAGTCATGTCCTAAAATTTTGAATGAAAATTGTTCATTACCTCTAGTGAATGGAATTACATTATTTGAAGTATAATAAGCATAGTATGGGTCAGATGATACTGGCTCAACCATTGGTTGACTATTCAATATAACAGGGCTGCGTGAGTTATATGAGTTTACTAATATCTGGTTAATGATAGTAATTGAGTAGGAAGAAACATCTGATCCTAATGCACTATGAATTTGCAAAGTAAAAGTGAATGTAGTTTCTGCTGGGCTACGGTCAACTGTAAATGGTGGTAATGCATACCCTTTGATATGCCCATCACTTGTTAGGTACAAACCATCAGGTAATAATCCACTTGATTGAGTTACTGTAACGACATTAGTTGGATCAGGATTATAATACTGAATGGTATAGTCAATGTATGTGCTATCGTATGATACCAGTATCACTCCGCTCGGTGTAGTAAATTTTGGACTGTTTGCTTGAACAACGGTTAGTGAAAAACTTCTGTCTCTGAAACTTCCATATTCATCCGTTGCTCTTACTGTGAAGTTATAAACTGTTTCAGATGTTACATTACCAATAGTTCCTGAAATTGTTCCAATAGTACTTAAACTTATACCAATAGGCAATTCACCACTTAAGAAAGCGTAGGTTATAAGTGTGCCAGGAAATACAGGAGTAGCGTATAGTTGAATATTAACTACATCTTGTGTTGGATGTGTTCCTAAGGCACCTGCGGGTGTTTGCCAAACTGGTAGACTCATATTATCCTTGTAACAATTGCAATGCTAATGTGTAGTGTTGTTGTCTATCTTCGATTCCAATAGTTCCACCATTGATACGTTTTGTCAATGTAACAAAATCATCACCATCACAATATTGATTCAAGTTGTTATTGTCCCAAAACCAACCTGCACTAGATACGGCACCTTCTGGTGTTTCCATATATGCTACACAATCGTCAACGCTGATACCCAAATCTTGTGCAAACTTAGTGTAGTTTGTGCGACCTGTCAATTGAATAAGCCCACGACCACAGAAACGATATCCGTCACCTGATTCTTCAGGGCCATTGCCCATACGATTAGCATAAACACGGTTAGCAATCTTTTCAGGTTTTTTTGCATATTCTTGTGCTACTCCTGCATCTGAGAAGTATTTGTGAAATATTTTTTGCAGGCCATCTGCTGAATAGTTTAAGTTCTCTTTCACAAAATTAAAACCACCTGATTCGTGTGCTGTTTGCGCTGCAAACGCTGCTGCACGTTTCATGTTGTCATACATGTTGTAGTATTGAGCTACTTCATGCATGGGTGTCGCATATAATTGCAACGTCTGTACTTTTGTCTTTGGACAAAGTTTTTGTAATATCTCTAAAGTAATCATGTTTTCTCCTTAACTGTATACTGCATATCCAACTAATGAATACCATTGTGACAATGATGTTGCAACGAATTCAATTTTTACTCCGGGTCCAACTATAAACGCTTGCGGTGAACCAGTAGTACCTAAACTATCAATAACTGTACTTGGTGTAGGCCATACTCTAATGTTTGCACTAGATGCATTGATAATCAATGCAGTAATACCAGGTGTGATTGTTGGTAATCTTACTGAATCATTAGTACCATAAACTGATGTTGTAATCACATTAATCTGCGTTGTTAATACAAGTGCTGTACCTTGTGTTGTTCCTGTTGCAGTCAATCCTGATGTTGAACTTCTGACAACAAATCCACTAGCAGTAATATTTGTACCACCAATATTACCTGTTGCAGTGATGTTGCTACCGTTAAATGCACCACTAACTGACAATCCAGTTAGTGTACCAACTGTTGTAATATTAGTTTGTGTTGATCCAAGAACTGTTGTTGCATTACCTGCATTAGTTGCAAAAGCTGCATTACTTGCATTAGTTGCAAAAGTTGCATTACTTGCAAAAGTTGCGTTGGTTGAAAAACTTGCAAAATTTGCAGTACTAACTACACCAACAACGTTTGATGCATTGATGTTGCTTAAATTACCACCCTCGCCCAACAAGTTCGTTGCTTTGAAAATATTACCATTAACATTACCTGCAACAATATTTCCACCTACTGTAATGTTACCTGATGAAATGTTCCCAACGACTGTCAGTGAACTATTATTTGTAACTTGACCTGCACCAGTTTGAGAACCAGTACCAGTGCCACCGGTATAACTTACACTTGAACTTGTTCCTGTTTGAACTGTGTAAGTTCCGTTGTATCCACTTGGCACAACTCCAGAAACATAAATTGTTGTTCCACTAGCAAAAGGAATATATCCTTGATCTGCGAAACTAATAGTTCTTACCCCACCCACGTTTGCTGCGGCAGTAGTAGTGATAGCAACACCTACGTTTTGATTTCCAACTGTTCTACTATTGACTAATACTAAGTGATTTCCACCAATTGTTGCATTGTTTGTAGTAGTTAATGTATTTGAACTTACCAAACCACTTGTTGTTAAGTTTGCTCCACTTAAATTTCCACCAATAGTTGCATTATTACTTGTTACTAGTGTATTTGAACTTACCAAACCATTGGTTGTTAAGTTTGCACCACTCACGTTTGCATTAGATACAACTGCTCCGTTTGCATTCAATGTACCCGCAGTGATAAAACTTGCACCGGTTATGGTACCAACGGCATTTACTAAACCACCAGTAATAATGTTAGCACCTTGGATATTTCCCGATCCAAGAATATTAGTTACACCAATATTTCCACCAACAGTTATGTTACCACTTGTAATGTTACCTGTTGTTTGTAAACTACCTACGTTGGCAGTACCTAATGTTATTAAATTACCACCAGTGATGTTACCAGTTACTGTATGGTAACCATACATTACACTATTACCTGTAATATTACTGTTGCCTGAAACAAATATGTTGCCATTTGCGGATAAGTTAGCACCTTGGATGTTACCATTTGCAAACAACGCACCATTAACGTTTGCATTACCAGTTGCAACAATGTTTGTTGTACCAATGTTACCAATGTTTGCATTTTGCAATACAGTTAGTCTACCACCTGTATACAAGTTAGCGCCTTGAACGTTTGCGTTACTAGTGATTTGTCCATTAGCAGTGAATGTGCTATTTGCTTGCATTGCACCGTATGCTTGAAACGTATTATTGAATGTAGCTGTTCCATTAGCTGTTAGTGTACCATTAGCAGTTAATGCATTATTTGCAGTGAATGAACCATTTGTTGTAAATGCGTTATTGAAGTATGCTGGTCCATTCGCAGTGAATGTTCCATTTGCAGTAATCAATACTGTACTGTTAGCAGTTAATCCACCGTATGAATTCAATGGACCTACACTATTGAATACGGCATTAGCAAGTAATGTTCCATAAACACTATGGTTACCTAATACGTTTGCATCGTTAGCAACACTTAATATACCATTTGGAATATTCATACCAGCGTTTGCTGTTACTAATCCAAGTGCTGATATTGCACCATTGGATGTCATTGTAGCACCAGTGATACCACCTGTTGCATTCAATATACCATCTGAATAAACAGTACCACCACGCAATGCTGCAATAGCTCTAATAGCACCCTGTGCTGTTAAGTTTGAACCATTATTTACGTTAATATCTGAGTTAGCAGTCAATCCGTTAGTGTATACGTTTCCGCTAGTGATAACATGGCTTGATGCACGAACAACACCGTTTGTAATTAAGTTAACACCGTTAATGTTTGCATTACTTGTGATTTGTCCATTGGCAAATAATATACCACCAGTAGTTAAGTTTGCACCAGATATGTTTGCATTACTAGAAATCTGTCCATTAGCTTGGATAGTACTATTAGCAGTGAATGCACCATTAGCTGTTAACGTACTGTATGCAACAAAAGCACCGTTAGCGTTGAATGTTCCGTTTGTAGTGAATGAGTTATTGAAGTATGCAGGACCATTAGCTGTTAATGTACCAAATGTGTTTAGTCCTGAGTTTGCCGTCAATATATTGTAAGCGGTCAATGTGCCATTAACAATCATTGTACTGTTAGCAGTCAATGTACCGTTTACTGTATGGTTATTAACAGTAGTATCACCTGCTGTCAATGTTCCAGCAGTAAACAAGTTACCACCAGTAATAGTGTTGCTTGCAGTGATTGTTGTATTTGATACAAATGACAAACCAGTGATTGAACTACTTGCACGAACAATACCCGGTGTGATAACATTACCTAAGTTTGCATTAGCAGTAATGTTAATGATGTTAGAAGAAATTAATGTTGCACCAGTTAAGTTTCCGTTAACTGTAATAATATTTGATGGACCAGTTAATGTACCATTGATAACTGTGTTGCCTAAGTTACTTGTTCCGGTAACATTTAATGTTCCTGGTGTTGTTAGTGCGCCTGCGTTTGCAACACCTGTAATTTGTAATGCTCCGCTACCTACTAAGTTTGCACCACTAATATCACCACTCATAGAAATGACACCACCGGTGATACTACTCACAGCAGTGATGTTTCCAATACTTGCATTACCAGTAACAGTTAATAAACCGTTCAAACCTGTAATGTTTGGTGTAATCATAATACCAACGTTCATTGTTCCAGTTACGTTAGCACTTGGTGCAATCACTCCACCTTGTAAGTTTGCCTGTCCACTTACACTTAATAGACCGCCTGTTACTAAATTACCACCAGCAACGTTACCAGCAATACTTAATAAACCAGATGACTGATTAAACGTGACACCTGTTGCGGCAGCAGTGTTGCCACCACTGTTAAACAATAATTGTGTGTCTGAACCAGGAGCTTGAATTGTAGCACCGGGTGGTAATACAATATTACCTGTAATAGTACCTGCACTGAATTGTCCAGTAACAGTTAATGCTGCTGCTTGTAGGTCACCTGATACTGACAAATTACCTGAACTAATATCACCTGATACTGATAAATTATCAAGAACACCGACACTAGTAATATTTGGTTGACTACTTGATGTTAATGTACCACTCATGTATGTGGCAGTAACAGTACCTACATCCAATGTTCCGCTAATAGTAGTATTTGGTAGAAGAACATTAGCTCCATTACTCTTAATTTGAGCGTCTCCGGCATTAATGGTATTACCACTAATCCATAAGTCTTTCCAACGATTGGTAGGTGTTCCTAAACTGTGGACCATGTTACCAGATGGCACAAAGTCACCTTGAACAAAGTTAGTGACTAATAGATTACCTGTAGTGGTGTTTGAAAACTGTGCATTACTTGTGTTAATTGTTTGGTCTAATGCAATTGTAAAAGGTGTATTGTATGATGAAATAGTTGTGCTATTGCTTGTTGGGTTTGTAATACCAACTAATAATCCAGGGCCTGTGCGAATAGTAATACTAGGAAAATTAGTATTGATAATGATGTTACCAGTATTTCTGTTTTGTGATAGACCTTCACCTACATCAACTGCGGTAACACCCGTACTTAAAACAGTTGAGTATAAGTCTGTAAAATTGTTTTGTACCTTTGCGAATGCATCTCTAATTGGATCTGCTGTTGGATCGTTTGGAAATGCTCCAAAGTCAATAATCTGTTGTGCCATATTTAGTTCACCTTATTACGTATTTATCGTTTACAAAGGTCTATGCAACCCAAAAAAATAGCCCGACTAGCGGGCTATTCAAAATGCGGATTTTTTGTTTTTAGATTCCGCTTAACTTTTTCCAGTCAGTCAACATTTCTGTTGAGTTTTTCATCAATGTATCTTCCATTGTGACTTTTGTTGGATTACCAACAGACTGACTACGTTTCATTTTGTGCAAGTCATTGCCCATGCTCAACAATGCTTTTAGTTTCATCAATTCTGTACCACCTTCAGCGTCACCACCTGCATCGTTAGCCCAGCATTCTTCAACTTGGTCTTCGTCACCGTGTTCATGTTCACATTCACACTCGTTCATAGTGTAACCGCATTCATCACACATTTCTTCGTTTTCTTCAATAGAACTTGTGTCTTTGTACTCTTTATCACCCATTTTGAATTCTCCACCTTTTGGTGTGTCTTTCAATTTACCAGTGAAAGCATTACCTTCATCAGTTTGTTCTTCTTCCTCGTCATCAGATTCTTCGTCATCTGCACTAGCTGGTTCTAATGTACCATCTTGTGATTCTTCTGAACTTTCTTCATCTTCATAGTCACCACCGTGTGATGAACCTTCATCACCCATACCAGCCATTTTCTTAATCAATGCTAACATGTCGCCTTCGTCACCAACTACTTCCGGAGCTGCTTCTGGTTCTGTACCTGTACCTGTTGGTTCTTCTTCACCACCTTGCGCTACACCGTAACCAATTTCTGGTTTTTCGTTGCCACCAAATACGCCAACACCAGCAGTACGTAGTACTGACAATAGTTGTTCTGCGTCTGCATCAGTTGCATTGATGCTTACTGAATCAGGAGCACCTTGCTGACCAGTACTTGTTGATACTGTGATACCTTCATTCAATAAACCGTTTAGCTGTTTTTCCCAGCTTTCAAATTGTACGTCTTTCATATCGTCACTTTCAAATGTTTTGTCTTTGCGTAAGTTAGAGATAAAATTGTATGCTCTATCTGTAGCCGCGTTAATTGGATCTACTTTCCATGGAGTAGGTTCTTGTTTTGCTGGAACTTGAACAACTTTGCTTGGCTTGATTCCAGGAGCTTTTTGTGCAAAATCTTCAGTTGCACCTTCATCTAATGATGGGTTTGTTTGATAGTGCTCATATGATGTTGCTACATCACTCAAAAAGTCTTCATTGAAACTCATTAAGTTATGTGCTGATTTTGGAGTCATACCAATAGCAATTAGTTCATGGTAAACTGCACTTGAAAAATCATCTGAACTAGTATTCAATCCTGGCTTCTCACGTGCCAATACTTTAGCAACCGTTTCATATGTATAATCTGAATCTTCGTGAATGCGGCTTTCAGCTACTTTCTTTTTAGACTTTTTATCATTTACGGCTTTCTTGAAACTTTCTTTCTTGTTACCGTCTTTGTCCATGTCTAAGAAGTCTGGCTTAGCTGCTTCATCTACTGCAACTTTTGTTGTGTTTAAGTGTGCATCAATTCCAGATGTGCTGTTGAGTTTCCATTTAGCTGCTGCCTTTTTAGCCGCATCATAGCTCGTGGTAGCAGTTACTTCACATTTACCTTTTTTAGCATGTACACATGTGTATGATTTTTCTTCGGCAGATTCTTCAAGTTTACCTTGTTTCATTAACTTAGCACGAACTGCACCTGCTACACGTTCGCCAGCAGCTTTTGAACCATAATGTGCACCTGCTGACTTGGCAATCTTAGCAAAGTTCTTACCTGGCTTGCCTTCGTCTTTGCCCTCTTCAACTGCTTCTTCTGATAATCCTGATGGAGCCGCAGATTTTGTCATTTGTTTAATAACGTTTGTAAATTGGTCAACTTGACTTTCAGGAGCTTTTGAAAGTAAATTATTTACTTGTGCTGCTAAATTCATTTCAGCATCTTTGTCTTGCGGAGTTGGTTGAGCATTTGGTTGTATCGCTGCCTTCATTGCTGTATTTGCAGCTTGTGATTTGTTAGGAATACTAATTCCAGCATTGCTTAACTTACTAATTGCTGTTCTAGCATTGTTGCTAATTGCTGCATTTTTTTGTGCATCTTGTTGTGGGTTACCAGAACTAGTTTGTTTTCCACCCATACCATTTGTTGGTTGAGTAGGAGCAATAACTGCTTCATCTAGTTGTTTACTAGATTCAACACTTTCAATATATTCTTTTAATGAATGCTTTTTAGAAACTGTTCCAACTGACTTGTTTGGCTTTGAACCAGCACCAAACACATTACCAATTGATTTAGTATCGTATGATTTGACTTCGCCAGAATCGCCACTGCCTTTCTTAGGACGACCACGTCCCTTTTTAGGAGCAGTAGCACTTTTAACTTCATGGTCTTCGCCTGCATCGTAACTATTACCATAGTCACCTTTATGGACTCTACCAGTCTTTGTATCTTTTGTTTCAGCTTCGCTCAATGTGTCGAATGACTGTAATAGGCTTTTAAAATCCATTATTTTGATCCTTTTCTATTTTGCGTTTCTTGCAATACTGCTAACGCTTGTTCAATTCTATCTAATTGTTTACCCATGTCATTCATTTTTGATTCTGCATTTTCTGCTTTAACTTGAATAACTGTTGTCTTAGTATTTAGATCGTTGATATTGGCATTCATTGAGAGGTAACCAGTACCACCAATGCCACATGCACCAACTACTATCCATGACAATTGACTAGTAGTAAAATCCACCATCATCCTGCCTTTCTAGAGCCTGTTTGTGGTTTTGCTGGCATTGTAACACGACCGTTGCCCATAGCACTAGTTGTGTTGATTCCTTCTTTACTCTTGTTAGGTTGAGTAGGAGTTTGTTTGCCTGCATAAGGAATATCAATACTTGGCTTCTTAGGAACAACCTTATCTAAGTATTGATTTGCATATTCTTTGCTTGCTTCTTTACCATTATCTTCTAATGTTTCAGTGTTTAGTAATGCTTGTTTTTCTTCTGCATCCATTTGATTAGCATATTTGTCTGCTTCACTGTTGATACTGTCATCATAATCTGTAGTTAATACACGTACAGTATTGATGTTCTTACCTAACAATTGTGCAATTTGCTGAATCATTGGTTCAGTTGCAGGGTACTTGAACTCTGCTTTAATAATCGTAATAGATTCATTCTGTAGGTCAGGAAATCCATATGGATCTTTTTGAACTGGAGTAGTTTTTGAGTCTTCAATCTTTACTGGATCGAATTTTGTAAGATTGTGTGTGAACAAGTCGATAAAATTCTTATCGACATCGCCAGCGATTTTAATCGTGTAACGATATGTTCTGACACTTTCCATTAGATAATGACGTAGGCTTTTCATTGTTTAATTCCTGTATTAATTATTTATCACTTGTCTTGTTTTTTACTTGCCAGAATAGTTTTCAGTAGTTCATTACGGTCTACTAAGCTACCTTCTCCAACAGGTACATTCTCAATTTCTTCAGTTTTTGCTGCAACTTTTTGGTCAAGTGCTGCTTTCTTAAGTTGCAAATCTAGCATCTTAAGTTTCTTGTTAATCTTTGCGGTCTTTGCCGTGATAGCATGACCTAACATAGTTCCAGCACTGTTGAATATTTCACTAGCAAAACGGCTATCAACTTGCATTCCCAAGTCCATTAAGTCTTTGTAGCTTTCCGTTGCTAATTGTGCAAGTGTATCCATCTCAGTGTCACTGGCCTCTAATCCACGAACTTGTGGTAGTGCATTCTCAATTTTTTCTAAATTTGAATATGCTTCTTGTGTAACTTCTTGAACCTGTTCCGCTTCTATCAATTCTTCATTGACATTATCATCAGAAGGGGGTAGGTCAAAAAGTTCACTTAATTTCTTGGTCATTCTACTATCCTATAATAGTAGTATTTATTCGGTTTCTATTTTCCAAAATGTAATTTACTCTGTCCCAAGAGATACTTAGTGTTTTTTCTTATAATCCGCTTTGCCGCTGTAAAATAAATCGGATTCCGTGATGACTCTAAAAGTAAGTCCAGCTTGTTTACAGTATGCCATTGCAGCACCCCACTTAGCATGATTGACTGCCACTACTGCTCTATCTCTAGCATTAGCAACACGACTTTCAATTAGACTTTGTTTCTTTGGTTTAATCTCAACCATTTCAGCAATTTGATTACCATGACGATTTTGATAGACTACCAAAAAGTCAGGAACATAATTGTGCATCTTACCATCTAATGGGCTACGATAAGGAATGAATAGTGGTTCACTTGCCCATTTCAATACATTTTTGTTGTTGTCACAAAATTGCATAAACGTAAATTCCCAACCACTACGATACTTAGGTCTACCCTTACCAATATACTTTTCAGGGTTTTGAACTACATAAATTCCTTGTGCCCACTTAGCCATTAGATTACCACGTTTCGTTGTACACTTGGATTAGGTTGTGGTGTGTTGCTAATCCCATATAGTGTTGTTTTACTTCTAATACTGTTTAGATAATAAGCAAGTAATCCATTCATTTGAATCTTTGTTGTGCCTTGCAAACTATCTAACAATAGCATAACATCTTGGTTTGTTAGTGCTGATATCCTAAACAATAATTCGGTAAAGTTATCTGCAACATCAAGACTTGAACATGTTTTAACAAAGTATGAACGAACAATATCATATTGATCCATTGGAATATTGATATCAATATTATAGAATGAATCAAATACTCTAACTGTTTTATCTAAATTAGATTGTGGTGCGTCAATAATTTGTGCCATGGTATTAGTTTCCTACTTTAGGACCACTATTAAGCGCAGATTTTACCTTGTTGATTGCACCACTAGCCTGATCTATTGGGAAACTAAACAAATTATTTCTAGTTGCAGTTCCGTTAATATCACTAGTGACTCCGCTTAATACTTCACCCTTAGCAATATTTAATATATTTGCAGGATTCTTAAATGTGTTAGCCGCAACACCTGCTTTTTGAATAGCGTCAGCCCAGTGACCTTGTGCTAAGTCATTCATAATACCACCGGCAGCATCAACTAAGCCGCCTTGACCCATAATAGTACTATTACTACCTGGTTGTGCGATTGGGCTAGGAGTAGTGTCATAATGTGCAGGATCTCCAAAGTTCTTCACCGTGCTACCAGGAGTCTTGCCATCTAATGCACCTTCATAATACTTTACCGTTTCGTATTGAATGGTCATTTGATTTTCCATACCGCTATTGTTGTTACTATAGTCATAAGTATCATGACCAAAACTTTCAATAACAGGGTTAATCAATCTATACAAAGCAAAATTGTGTTGATTAAAGCCATAAATGTTAATAGCTTTAAAGAATGGAATCTTATTTGTGCCGCTTTCGACACCGGCTGTAATTGAAGGTGGCAATTGACCTTCACCTATATAGCCCCAATCTAACTGACCTTCTAAGTTGTTTTTATAGATAGTACGATCATTTAGATTTATGTTAGGAGATGATGCGCCGCCTGATTGTGCAGCAGCCTTTTGTTCAGATTGGTCTGTGTATGTACCATCTTTATAATGGTAAGTGTAGTATGTATACCACAATTTACGAATCAAACTTGCGTTATCATCATGGAATGTGATCTGTACAGGGTCATATTTGATCTTGGTCTGAACGATACGTTTACGGTTGTATTGATTTAATACTGATAGATCAAATGAATATTTAGGTAATTGAATTGACTTTACTAACAAACCAAAGTTATGGTCTGCTGGCCAATCTTTGGTTGATGAAATATATTGTTCGTTGATTTCAAAATAGACATGAAATAAGAACTTGAGTTTTGGTGAGTATGCGTAACCATTGGTTCTAAAGGTCTTACTTGCATGTTGATAATCACGCAAGTAAGTTGTCCCAAAGAAGCCTTTTGCGGCATCAGATAAAAGATTCTGAAAGAATCCAGACATTTATTATCCGTTTCTGCCGATACCAGTAACTGATGAGCCACCAAAAGCACGACCAACACTTGTACCAATACCTGAACCAAGTGGAGCTTGAATTGCGTTATCATAACGAATTGTCAAACTAACTGTTGCTGGTTCGTTTGTTGAATAGTTCATGTTATTGTAGTTTGCAGCTTGAATGAAGCAACCATAAAGTTCCCATGTTTCTAAGACATTAGGTTGTAACACACCGTTACCACCGTCTAATACTTCATAATTGATTTGGAACTTATAGTCTTGTCCACTTGCAGCACTAGCTTGTTCAACAAAGTCCATTTGTTTCTGTAGTTGTTGACCTACTAGTTTGCTTACGCTACCAGATGCATCGTCACGCAAGTTAACAGTAGTAGTTGTCCACTCATGCTTACCTGCTAGATACATTTTACTGTTGTACACATCAATTGGAATTTCCGTAAAACTTACGTTTGGACGTGCAATGTCAATAACTTGTTTTGTCAATTCTTGTGTAGAACCACCAACGCCGAAGTTTAAGAACAATGCTCTGAAACGGAACTGCAATTTTGGCATCAACAAGCCCTGTGAAGCTGGTGCATTGTCAGCTCCTACGGTCATATTGAACAGTGATTGTGAGGCTGTTGCCATATAATATTCTCCTATATTTTATTTATCTTATAAAATGGCGCGTCTCCGCGCCATTTATTATGCTGCTGCTAGTGATCCTGTATTAACAATACGAACCGGGATGTAGATGAACTCAGCCGCTTTTACTGGCTCAATTGCAACGTCTACCCATAATTCATTTCTATCAATACGTGCTGCATAGTTGTTTGATTCATCACAAACTACAATGTAATCATATAGACCACGTTTCGCAACTAAATCGACAAATAATGATTGAATCACACCTGCCAATTGACTACGTGTTAATGCATCGTTTGGTTCAAATACGAATGGACGAGCAGCAATTTGTAGTTGTTGACGAATGTAAGCGACTAAGCGACCTACGTTTGTTCTATCTAATGCTGACTGTGAAGCAAATGAACTCTTATTACCATAGTTCAACAAACCAATTCCAGTGAAGTATGCCATTGGGTTGATTTGATTTGTATATAATACATCACGTATTGCCATACGGTTCTTAACAGTTACAAACTCACCTGTTGCTGCATCTAGGTATCCAATGTTTGTAGCATTGTCAATTGTACCACGGCGTGTACCGGCTGCTGCTAACCAAGGATAAGCGATTGTGTCATTACGTAAGAATGTACGCAACATCATGTGACTTGCTGGGACAACTGCAGGGGCGCCTGACAAATCTGTTGTGATGCCACTTGGGTAGAATACACCCAAATATTCATCACGTGTTACCCAACCATCTTCACCTGACTCTGTAGCACCAACTGTGTTATTAGCCCAGTTAGTAATGTCAGTTGCTTGGTCTTTCAAGCGCAATGGTGTGTCACCAATGATGTAAGCTGTATTGTTACGGTCATTGTTCAATGTAACCATATCTGGTTGCAATTCAGGATATCCTGGGCAACTAATCAAGTTAAAGAAGTTATCTTCTTCACGGATTGTTACGTTAGTATCAAGTGCTGCTTTCATCGCTTGTACAACTAGATTACGTTGTGCTTTACGACCCATGTATGCTGAACCGTCTTCTTTCAACCCACCTTCTGTTACCCATGTGTAACTTACTAGTGGTAAGCTACCTGTTTGGAAATTCTTAGCTGTAAAGTAATTTGTTGTAAACTTCTTAACGTTATAACCTGAACGGCGTGTGTTAAACAACAAAATACCTTGTGGATATAGTGCTGGATTAGGGGCGTCTAAGTCAACATAGTTACTTGTCATTAGACCCGCAATTGTTGGGATAGGATCGTTGACTGGGTCAACGTTACTATTTTTGCCCCAACGTGCGTCAGCGAATACAATACCAGAACTTGAATGGTGATCTGCATTGTTGATTAAGACCCATTGGTCGTAACCGTTAACTGACTGCCAACGATAGATTAGTGGATAGTTTTCTAGGTCACTCGTGTCTAACCATAAGTCACCATATGCAACTGCTGTTGTTCCATCACTTTGTGTAGTTGGAGCTGTTGCACTCATAATTACACCTGCTGGGTCTGTCATGTTAGAACCAGTATGTGCTGGATGACCATTACTATCATATGCTACGTTTCCGTAACCTTTCCAAGCACCACCTTGTTGAACCATAATGTCAACTTCAGTAGCAGTGCTATAGTACCAATTTGTACTGTTGAGTGGTAATGCTGCTGGAGCACCTTCGTTAGCAGTGTAATCTAACATTACCCAGTTTGACAAGTGTGTTAGATAGTTAACTCTTGGTGTACCTGAAGCATATGCTAAAGTAAGAATCTTACCTGATCCATCAACTGTTAACACATTCAATACTAAATCATTTGCTGGTGTTGTGCCACCTAATACTGCACCGCTGAATGTAACTGTATCACCTGCTTGAAAACCAGTAGTTGCAGTGCTGTTAGTACTGATGATGCTATAGTATAATCCTGATGAAGTTACATTCAATGTAACAGAACCAGTTGCACTTCCGCCATTGTTTGAATTTGATGTGCTTGTTACAGTTGTTGTGTATAAGAAAGGTTTGTCATAAGTAACATTCATACTCATTTCTGGAGTTAAACCTAATGCTGACAATACACCTGCAGATTGTCCTGCACCACTACCACCGGATGGTTGATAATCGTGAACATAAATCTCACCACCTAATGCATGGCTCAATTGTACAGATCCATCAGTCGTTTCTGTTATAGAAGTGTAAACAATATTAGCGTGTGTCCAATCTGTGATGAATGATGATAAATCACCACCAGAAGTTGTAAATGAATAGACAACATCTGTCAATGTTCCGGGTTGGCTTACTGCAACTGTAATGACTTTTCCTGAAGGGATAGTAATATTACTTGTTCCACCTGTAATTAGTGTTGCACCTGATGCTAGTCTTTCATAGATAACTACAGGACTTAATGAACCTCTGCGTGTTTGGTATAGGGCAATTAAGCTTCCTGCTGGGATATTTTTACCACCAACACTATCAAGGTCTGCATTTGCTGCATCTGCACTTGTATATGCTGGAGTATTGACTGATGACCATCCTGCATTTGCTGCTGAATATTTGTTTACAATCAAATCTAACCCATTACCTGCTGTGCTTGTTTTAATCCAAACAGAACCTGTTGGGTGTGGATACTGTTGACTTGATGACCATAGTGGCATACTTGCACTGTCACCGTAAACAATGTCAGGTGCATAATATGTTCCAGGTGTGATACCTAATTTTTCTAACAATGTACCTGATACATCAGCTAGTGCAACTGATGCATTTGTTCTGTATGAAGATATACTAATTCCTAACTTACCGTTAACATTTGTAGCAGACAATTCAGCGATACCTGCATTATTAATTTGTGTAACAATGTTATCAACTGTTGCTTGTGTTGGAGCAATAGTAACTACAAATGAATTGTAAGTAATAGAGAAACTATCACTGTTTGCAGTGATCGCTGGAGTTGGAGTTGATTTTGTTCCCAATACTGTGAACAATGAACTTTGCCATGCTGCACTACCAATTTCTACCCATGCATTAAATCTATTTTTATAGAAATATGTGCTCTTACCGATTGGTAAACTTGTTAACATATTTGGAACAACTGCGTAATCACCGATGTTACCTAATGTGTCATATGGGTAACCATTTGTTCCAACTTCTGAAATACCTTTATCAAAGATAGTAGGAGTTTTTAGAACAAACTGACCAGTTGTAGCATTAAATTCATAGATACCCCATGAACTGTTTGTTGTGTCTAACCAATATGTTCCGTCTGCTGGTGCACCGTCTGGACGACTTAATGTACCAACTAGACTTGACAAGTCGATATCAGCACGTAATACATAGCAAGCGTTTGTAACACCTAACAATGACCATGCTGCTAACAATCCATATTCGTTTAACTCGTAACCATGAATTGGTGTACCGGTAGAAGTTTTATAGAAGAATGGGTTTCCGTATAGTGTTGCCAAGTCACGTTGACTTGTTAATTGATATAATTTTCCTGCGTTAGCGGCTGTTGTCGCTGCGGCTACTGCTGTTCCTGTCGGGTCTGCTTTGTTCTGTGCAGTTGCCAATAAGATTAGAGGAACTGAATTTGAGGCTGCAGGTAAGTATTGACTTTGGTCAATAATCGTTACTTGTACGCCTGGTGAATTTAATGCCATTTTGTTTTCCTTTAGTTATGATTGTGAGGGTTAACGCCCTAGTTCGTATAGATATTTAGCGAAATTTTCTAAAAAGACTCAATAAGCGTGCCTTCGAAGGTTTCTTGCATAAATATCACATGAGACCTATCTGTTCTAAATGCAACAAAAACTTTTGCGCTGTTAACTATAAACGCAATGACATTACACACTATCGTAGCACGTGTGATGAATGTGGTAGAAAGAAAAAGAAACTTAAACCAAGAAAGCCAAATTGGCAAAGTGGTACATACAAGAAAAAAACCACATGTGATGTATGTGGCTTTAAAAGTTTGTTCACCAGTCAACTAACAGTATTTCATATTGACGGGAACTTAGAGAATATTAGTGCTAGTAATCTAAGAACTGTTTGTTTAAACTGTGTAGAGGTAGTGAAACGTAAGGAAATTACGTGGCGTCGTGGTGATCTAACAGTTGACTAATATGATTGTGTAGTTCATCAATTGTTCCATTGTTGTCTAGGTAATAATCATACTTTAATCCAACACTAGAATACTCACTAGCATGTACTTTTAGTTTGTCTAGTTTAGCTTTGCTCAGTGCCCACATGGGATTACCGTTTGGTCCCTTGTTGTATTCAACTGCTGCACTGTACCATTCAGGTTCGTCTCCCCTAGATACTCGTACTGTGATGCCACCTGCATCTTTGATAGCTTTAATCTCGTTAGCAAAACGACAGTCGGTGATGACAATATCATCCTTTGCTTGGCGTAGTTTATTCTCTACGCTTGCTACCCAAATATCATCGTGAAAGCCTTGACGACAGACTTCTGTGCCCCAATATTGTAGTATCCAACGGGGTGTGATATCTTTACCTAATCGTTCACTCCACCAAGGATCTACTTGTTCACGCCATTGACGACTGCTTTTTGTCGTTCCCTCTAGTAATTCTCTGTCCCAACCAAAGATTGCTGCTACTGCATCTTTAAGACTGGCTGCAAAACTAATTCGCTTAAACTTATGATGTGTGCAAAGATAGTCTGCAATCGTATCTTTACCACTACCGATGAAACCACACACACCGACAATCATATATTTTCCTTTTTATTTTTACATTTATCCCCATGCCATCTAGCATAGTTCATGCTGTCAATTTCTTTGCTACAATGATAACATTTTATTTTAGGGGATAAAAGTTTTTCGGTTCTTTTTCTTTGTCGTTGTTCATCTGTGTGTTTCTTACCAAAGAAACCATTTTTCTCACCAATATTAGAAATGATTCGTTGATATTTTGAGTAACGAATTGAACATTTAGTTTGGCATTTGACCACAGTGGATTTTTAGGATCCATTCTTTGTTGTAGCAACCATATAGCAGACACTCTATGTGCGCCATCTTCAAACTTGCCGTTCAATACTATTATGGGTGGCAACTTTGACAAACTCTCTGGATGTTCTTTTAGATAAGTTGCGTATTCTATTACCTTCTTAGTAACTCCCCAACTATAGTCCTTAGCATCCCAATCATCAACTACATTGTTGTAGTAGGGCAAGCCTGGTACTGACGAGATTAATTGCTTTACAGTCATTTGGCGAGTTTCTATCTTTGCGTCAGGTCCAAATTGCTTTGGCGCTCCTGAACTTGGTCCAGGTTTAGGTACATCTTCCCAAACTTTTTTATCTTGCCAAAGACCTTGACCGGCTTGACTTTGTGCATGACTACGAACAATAATTATACCACGCTTTTTAGCAATATTCTTAGCCAAGTTATACATAGATGTAGCAATACCTTTACGCTGATAGTTGTCATCTACTTCAACATCAACTGCATACCATTGTGTTTCATCATCTTCTGTAGGTTCAAAGATTACATGCCCTACTTCTTTGTCACTCAAATACGCACGAATAATAATACCTTCGCCAGTCCAACCTTCATACGGTTCGGGTTCTAGTTTTAGATTATTTTCCTCAAACTCTTCCAGAGGTTCAAATTTCTTTGGTGCTTTTGAACCGAAAACATCTTCCCAAACATTACCTTCTTCACCGCGGTTCTTGTCCCAAAAATGTTTACCGTCATCTGTTTGGTCAGGACTACGATGTATTTCATAACCTTTAGACTTAAGGTAATCATACATTACCTTTGCTATGCCCTGACCTCTATAACGTTCGTCAACTTGTAAATCTTGAGGGTCTAGTTCACTACCATCGCCTATGTTCATTCTAACATGACCTAGTACTTTGTTACCCCAGTCGTCAAGAGCCTGCAGAATCAACTCATGGTTGTCTACTTTAAGTTTCATATTGATACCCTCAAACTCTTCCAGAGGATATTGCTTATACTCAACAATGAACTCACTTGCTCTCATATTATCCGATTATCCAAGTTAGTGGTTCTGAACCGTCAACATAACGTTTCAACTCATCAATCAATTGATTTTGTTGTGCAAGACCTTCTGCTTTTAATGCGGTACCATTTAGTGTGGTTCCTCCACCTGGGCCTGCAATTGTTAAAAACTTCTCACGTGCTTCACCAATAACTAGTTTTAATGTAGCTAATGTAAAGTCACCAATCCAAATACCTGATCCTGGATCAAGTAACAATTCTTCTTCGGGTCTAGCTAAGTCACCCCAAATAAGTATCTGCTCACCGTCAGCTTTAATGTCACGTACAACTTTAAGTTCTTTGGTTACTTTGTTGAATGTAAAGATAACATAGCCACCAAACATACGTGCAGCCATTTCAATGTATCCTGCATAAAAGTCATACGTTGCTAAACCACCGGCATAGTTATAGTTTAACAAGTAGGTGTTTAAGATAGCACTACTGAACGGATCAAAACTACTAGCTGCTGGGCCTGTTTCTAACCCAACGGTTCTACGGAATACTTGACGGACATTTTGAAAGTCCTTGGGTAGTGTATATGTATTTGTGTGGGTGGTCATTGTCAACAATGTATAAGATTCCTTTGTGGAATTTTGTGCTCGTTGACGGTAAATTTTAATTGCATATTGATATGCTGCTTCGCAATGTTGAGGATCAATTTCTAAATCAATGATACCCTCACCCATACGATAACGAATATTCTGAAATAATTGTTCTTTTAATTCGTCTAAGGTATAATCTGCCATTGTATTCTCCGGATACATTATTTATCTGAAATCCAAGTGGGTTATATATCTAAAATTTCTATGGGATATTTGTTTAGGACTTAGAATAATATTCTTAGGCAATGGCGAGTAGATATAAACCTACCACACCAAAACATTCTTGAGGAACTTAGGCGACGATGAATTCAAATATTACAGTGGAGGATTGTCTATGTCTCACTAACCCATAAAGGGAATTTGCTGCATTCGCTGTTATGATAACACATGATTCATCGGGAAGTGTTATCCAGCCCAAAAGTATCTATCGCAATTACTATCTTTTGGCATTCTTAAAGTGTATTACTACATCACAACCGTTAAGATATAGGAAACGTTACTTGCAGTGGCAAGGCGTTTAGGCATCCAAATGGGTAGTCCTATAAATTAGATGTTAGTCGTCATCACTCTACCGTCACTGTGGTTAGGACGGGTTATAGCCATATTTCAAGGTACTGGGACACCTATAAACTAATAATAAACGGGCACTGTGGCCCGTTTTAATTAAATATCACCCTCTTTGCGATTTTCCGAGTAAGTAGCGTCAAATGAACCGCCTGGATATCTAGCTTCAAGTTTTTTGATATTTTCTTGAATAACATCATTTGGATCTACGTTAAGAGCCCGACAAGCATTAATCCAATACCACATCACATCTCCTAACTCCCTAATCATATGGAAGACTTCGGCCTCAGTCAGTGGTTTACCCTGAAAAATGATTTTCTTGGGCACTTCAATGAACTCGCCACTTTCTGCGGCAAGACCCATACATGCAGTGATAAGCAACGGGACATTGATATCAGGTCCATGACCCTCGTTTTCAACATAGTTACCATCTAGGTAATCTAAGCGATTCATAAATGTTGTTAAGTCATTACTAGCCTGACTAGTAACTGCCTCAACGAACCCCTGATATTTTGTTAAATCAACTTGATTTGTCATTTGAAATTTCTCTCCATAAAAATTGTAAACATTTCTTTCGCACCTTCTGTACCCATATGTTGAGTAAATAAATCGCAAGCAGTGACCATCATAGAACTAGCCATCATTAACTGGTCTTTATAGTCATCACACATCATAAGTTGTTGCTCAATTGGCTTCATCAACTCATCCATTCTTGCTAATTTTTCTTCCTGTGATCTAGGATCAATCATTCTTCAACTCCAAAATGTTCTTTTACAAATTTGCCAATACTTTGCCATTTTTCTCTAGTGGCATCAGCATTATCGGCAACCTCAGCACATTCACGAATCAATAACTCAGCGAACTTTTCAATTTCATTCATACAAATCAACCCAATGCCAACACCGTAAGGTTTGGTCTCAGTCAGCAATTCTCGAATTCGGTTGTTCATTCTTCAACTCCGAAATGTTGTTTAATCTGTTTAACAGATTCTTTAGCAGTTTGCTGGCGAGTTTGTTCTACCAACTCTTTAGCAAACATTTGCAAACGACGGTCAAGATAAATTCGTGTACCGTCACCTGTATAATAATGACCGTCACCTGCAAAATCAGCTGGAGCTATTAAACCTACTTTTTCAACAAGTTCTTTGAACTCTTTGTCCAGGTAAGGTTTGTCCTGTTCAGCAAGTTGTCGAAATTTGTTAACATCGTTCATTCTTCAACTCCGAAATGTTGTTTAATCTCGTCCCTATAATCCAACCAACCTTGATAATACTGGTCGTTCTTATAATCCAAAGTAAGTTCGGCACATTCTTTCACAATCAACTCGGCGAACTTTTCGTTGTAAATTTCTTCCCACTCTTCGGCAGTGAGTTTATTTCTCACACTATTGAATAGTTCAGCCTGTTCTCTAGCCTTTTCAGCAAGTTGTTTAATTCGTTCGTTCATCTATATGTCTTTCTCAAAACTTTAACACTATACTGATTGCAACAACTACAGGTCCTAGTTTGCAAGTCAACATTGTATGCGCCCTCAATACGATTCATGGGCTTACTCCACTGAGTCCACCTATGTAAACCTAAGTAGCACCACACACTTTTAATAAGTAGTGGTTCTTCCTTTAGTGTCCTAAAAGTGTTTTCAGCTTCGTTCATTATTACACCTTGTCAATCAAAAGCATCGCAGGATTAGCATATTCTCGTTGAATCGGCCATTAGGAGTCGCACTGACTGCTTTAATGTCTTTGAAATACTTTCTTGCGGCAGGTTTAGAACCCATGATTTCTTTAATTTGCTCACCGGGCTTTCTAAGAGTTTTGATTTCGGAAATATTTGTGTCAAAACCAAGTAAAGCGTTGCCTTTGACCGTGAAACTCTTTGAATATTCATCGGCGATATAGTGGTGAAGTTTACGCTTTGCTGTGTCGTAAACCCATGCTTCACTAGCTCCGTGTAATTTAGTAGGGTGTACTGATACGAGGTCAAGTTTATTGACTGCATCTTTGAATTCCTTTAAGTATTTGAGTTTAGCAACAATCTTCTCAACAGGAACTGCTTTGCGTTTGCGCGGAGCCTTGCTTGCTTTCTTAATTGAGATATAACTGTTCAAATCACCAATGACATTCTCAATGAATTTAAGAATGTTACGCAACTGAATTTTACCTAGATTACCATAGGATTCTTTGAGTTCACGGTCGTCAGTTTCAGACAACATTTCAAACTCTTCCTTTTTTGCTTTCCAGATTTCTAAGATAATTGGAATATGCTGTGACATGACATTGTATTTTGCAACAACATCAACTGTTTTCATTGAGGTCTTGCCGTCAATGTAAAACTCGTCAAACATGCCTTCAAGTTCACCTGCTGCCTCTCGTGCTTTTTCTCGCATAATTTCTTGCACATTAGGGCGATTGGACACTACAACCATGTCCTCTTTTTCAATGACCTCAGGCTTGTTGACCAACTTAGTCAATCGTGAAATTTCGTTTTCAAGTGTTAATTCTTCATGCTCACTCAACTCAAGCCCACGCAAACTCATACGTGCAAGCCAGCACAATGTCATAATAAATTCACTTTCGTGAACCTTACGTATTTGTTTTGCTCCAACAGTTCGGTCATGTAGTTCTAAATACTGACACAACAGTTCTTTTGCGTCTTTTTTAGCATAGAAGTGATGATACCATGTGAAAGCACGGGTAAGTGCAATAGTACGGTCTTCACTCTGTGGTTGGATGGGGAAGAAAGGTTCGTCCCCTGTATATTTTGTATCAGCATGTTTTGGATTCAGTGCTTTAACAAAGTGATCGCCTGTAAGTTTCGGCTTGCGAGTTGCCATGTGTGCTCCTGTTAACAATGTATCAATTATATATGAGAATCCATTTACTGTCAAGTAATACTTTTGCACTAAATAGTAGATAAACGGATAACGATATGCCCAGACTCAGCCTTTATCGCTCAGATAAATCAAACGATTATAGATTCCTAGATAGAAGTATCAAGGAAATGTTTACTGTGGGTGCAACGGATATGTATGTTCACAAATATCTGGGCATCACAGATCAGGGTGCTAGTGCAGATTTGACACAGCCCCAACAAACAACACCTGATCCTACAAAAATTCAGGATTTATTGTTCTTGGAAAATCGTGACCGTAAATATGACACATCAATTTATAGATTGCGTGGACATTACAACGTACAAAATTTAGATTTTGATTTAAGTCAGTTTGGATTATTTTTAACAAACGATATTATTTTTGTCACAGTACATTACAACGACATGATTGATGTGATAGGACGTAAATTAATGGTTGGTGATGTATTTGAATTACCACACTTAACTGACTATCATCCATTGAACGATCAAATTCCAATTGGATTGCGTAGATATTATCAAATCACTGATGCTAATTTTGCAAGTGAAGGATTCAGTCAAACATGGTTCCCGCACTTATGGCGTATTAAATGTGAACCATTAGTTGACAGTCAAGAATTTAGCAATATATTAAGTCAGCCAATGAATCAAGACAATTACTTAGGTGATTGGAAAAACACAGCAGTTTATGTACCAGGATATACAGTGACTTACGGAGACAAAACTTATACACCAAAACAACCAGGACCAGTTCCTGCAGGTGTTGCACCAACTGACACAACATATTGGGATGTAAGTACAAGTGATAATCTACGTGATGTACTAGGTCGCTATAATAAAAACATTGCAATCAATGATGCAGCTATTGCAGAAGCAGCAAGACTATTACCTAAGACAGGATATGACCGTAGTCAATTATATGTTGTACCTACAGCAAATAGCCAACCTGCATTACCTGTCAACATTATAGCGAACTCGGGTGTACCTATCCCAACTAGACCTACTTTGCAAATGATTAGTACACCTGGATATAGAAATCCTAGTCCAGTATTACGCATTGGTGCTGCTGCATTAAAAGATTTAGAAACACTAGGTGGTGATGATTTTGACGCATTACGTAAGTTTATTAGTCTAAACTTAGAGACAGCAAAACTTGCACCAGAACGTAGTGGTACTTCGGGTCAAGTTGATGGCAATTTAGTATTAACAGCAAAAGCAGTGGGTGATATTACTGGACCATATGGTACTAGTGATAACACATTCAGTACAGCCGATCAAATGCCTACACAAGAATTCCATGCAAGTGGATCTGATTTAGGTTCAGTGATTATTGGTTTAAGCGATATCAGTGACCAAATCATGGTTGGTTGTGAAGTTAGTGCAAATGTTGTAAGTAGTGCAGGAGCAACTGTTAATCCTTTCGTAAGTCCTACTAGAGTTATTGACGTTGACTTAGTAAACAATCATATTGCAGTTGACACTCCTATCACTGTTGCTATCCCGCAAGGTACAACTATCACAATCAGTGGCGAGTTTACCGGTACTGTATCAAGTGTAATGGACTTTAGAGCAGACTGTGACCCACGATTTAACTTTATCTTACGTGTAACTCCACAAGGATTTGGTTATTTAGGTGCATACTTGTCAGGTGATGGTACTTCACCAAACGGATTACCAGTTAAATCAGGTATTGCATTCCCAAGTAGTGCAAACATAGGTGATTATTTCTTACGCACTGATTATCTACCTAATTTACTATATCGTTATGATGGAACACTATGGGTAAGAATTAGTGAAAACATCAGAGCAACACCAGGAACGAACCAATCACAATCTCAATTGGGTTCATTCATTAACAACAGCAACGTGACTGTATTGACAAATGGTACAAGTGTACCAGAACAACAGTCACTCTCAGAAGTATTCAAAATAGTAACGGATTAACATGGCAAAATATTTTTACGACCAGCAGATACGCAGATTCTTAGTACAGTTCGCACGTATTTTCAGTGATTGGAATGTTACTAAAGGAAAAGATCCTGCGGGAAACGATATCATTGTTCGTGTACCTATTCAATATGGTGACTCAAGCAGGATGGCAAGTTCAGTAATTGCTGACAATAGTGCAAGCAGTTTGCCAAGCGCACCATTAATTACATACTATATCACCGGATTAGAATACGATCAAAAACGTACACAAGATCCATACTTCTTAGATAAGGTAGCTGTGCGTCAACGTACATTTAATGTTGATACACAAAGTTATGAAACAACACAGGGTCAGGCATTTACAGTAGAACGTATCATGCCAGTGCCCTACACATTAAGAATCAATGTAGATTTTTGGACAACAAACTACAATCAAAAACTTGAACTGATTGAACAATTGGGTGTATTGTTTAATCCTGCAATGGAAATACAAAGTACTGATAACTTCATTGATTGGACAAGTTTAAGTGTTGTTTACCAAGATGGACTAACATTCAGTAGTAGGACAGTTCCAATGGGTTCAGGTAATCCTATTGATATTATGAGTTGGAAGTTTCAAATGCCTATCTGGCTAAGTTCTAGTATTAAAGTTAAGAAGTTAGGTGTTATTCACAAAATCATTGCAAGTATCTTCCAAGGTAATGCAATTAGTGACATGAAAGACGACCATTTATTGATCGGAACAAGACAGAAGATCACACCATACGGATACAAACTGTTGTTGATAGGTAACAGTTTACAAATATTACCAGCTAATGAGAATTTAAGTAGTGGTGCTGCGTCATTAGATTTACCACCTAATCCAGATACGACCGGACCATATTGGACTAGTGTGTTAAATGTATATGGAACGGTCAAGCCTGGTATCAGTCAGATTTGGTTACAGAATCCTTACATGGATACTGAAATTGTAGGCACTATTGCATTTAATCCAAATGATGATAGATTATTGATATTCAATATTGATGGCGATACACTACCACAGAATACACTACCAGCAGTTGATAGTATCATTAATCCAATGGTCAAAGGTCCGGGCATAGGATTACCCAACGCAGCAAATGGTCAACGTTATTTGATAGTTGAAGCGATTGGCGATCCAACTCATTCATCAGTTAGTACAGCATGGGGTAACTTATACGCAAATGCAAACGACATTATTCAATTTGACGGAACAAATTGGCATGTTGCATTTGATAGCACTGCATATGGACCTGTTGAATATGTTACTAACTTAACATCAGGTGTTCAATATCGTTTTGCTGAAGGTGAATGGATGAAAGCATACGAAGGTTATTACGATCAGGGAGATTATTCTATCGTCATCTAACTGTGATAAATCATAGTATGAATGAAAATACCGCAGCTGGAGTATTCTTTTACTCTAGTTCTACTAACAGATTCTTATATCTACTACGCAACGATGACAAGAACCCAGGAAACTGGGGAATTCCTGGTGGCAAAGTAGAAAAGGGTGAATCACTATTTGAAGGCATTGAACGTGAATGCCGTGAAGAACTTAGTTATTTCCCTAATAATCCTAAATTAATCCCTATTCAAAAATTCGTCAATCATAGTTTTGTATATCATACATTCTTTTGTAAAGTAGAGGATGAATTTTTACCCTCACTCAATGACGAACACTGTGGATACTGCTGGATAGATATTAAACATTATCCTAAGCCAATGCATCCTGGACTATTCAATACAATCAACTTTGACATTGTACAAGATAAATTAAATGAGTTGGTAAAAAAAGCCGCATAAAGCGGCTTTTTTGTTGTGCTTAAAAGATTAAGCGTTTTCGATAATAACAGTTGTTGAACTGTTATATGTAGGATCACTAGTTGTCATTGTCCAGTGAGCAGATTGATAAACAACTGTTCCATCTGATTCTGTAGTAGATGGGAATAACCAACCACTTGAACCGTATGGAACTAATGTTACTCTACGTGCTGTCAATTTCTTGACATAGTATGTTTTACCTGCACTGTCAGTTGCTTTGATAGTCATTTCACCAACTGCGCTTGCAACGCCAGTTGTTTTCAAGTTGCAATAACCTACGCCATCACCTGTTCTGATTTTGTAACGAGTTGTGTTTTCTTGTTTGATAATATCAGCATACTGATTTGTACCACCTAGTGTAGCAACACCATAAGCAATAATGCTTGGGAATGCTTCTGCACTGTAAGGTGTGTCACTTGCAACTGTCAATACTGGTGTAGCTGCTGCGGCGCCTGCACTGAATGTAATTGCTGCATCTGCAACTGTTGTGTATCCAGAACCTGGATCAGTAACATAAACACTTTTTACACCAAACGGTACTGTTGCTGCTGCTCCTGTACCACTACCACCTGTAAAGCTAACAGGGTTACTTGGCATTGCAGTATAATCACCTTCTTGTACTACAGTACTGAAACTATAAACACCAAAACCTAAAGTAACTGTACATCCTGACCCTGAACCTGTGCGACTATCATAAGTCACAGGGTTAGTTGGGTTAGCACTAGTACGGCGACCAGCTTGAGTAATTGTAAAATTGTCCGGTGAACCTGTACCGCCACCTGGACGATTGACACGCAAGATTAATGATGGTGAGAAACCTGTACTGAATGTTAACAAGTCACCGTCAGCATAACCTGTACCGCCAGCACTTTTAACTGCTGATACTACCAATGTTGAAGCAACTGTAAATGTAGCTGCTGTAGTAGAAGTTCCACCTACTACAGTCAATACATCACCAAAGTTGTATCCTGAACCATTAGCAGTAGTAGCTGCTGATAATGCCTTACCATGTGTTACACCAGTAGCGGTAACACCACCGGCACCAGCTAAGTTAGGTGCGCTGAATGTTACTGATGGCAAACCTGCAGAATATGAACCAGCAGTATTAATTGTAACACTAGCAACACCTTCACCTTCAATCTGTACACCAGATGCAGGAGTTAAATTACTTTGTGTTTCACCTGAGTCGTTAACGTTTTCGTTACCGAACCACTTTTTGTTTAGAGGACGTCCCATTTGTTTTTCCTTATAAAAAATAGCGGGTTCTAGCCGCTACGCAGTGGGTACTGCATAAACTCTCAGAATTAAGAGCGTATTAAGTATTTATCAGATTTGGGTCAAACCAATGCTGAACGTATGTGTTCCGTTGTTTGCATAGATACCGTTAGTATTTGCAAAGATTGACCAAGTACCTAAGTGGATGTTGCCGGCAGTTACGTTACCGTTAGCAGTAAAATCACCGTTGTATGTCAATGCACCTGAACCACTACGACCTAATGTGCTAGTTGTATCTGCGTTACCAAATACAACATAGCCCGTTGTAGGGTCTTGCTGACCCTTGATGACTAGTGTATTTGTAGTATTGATATCACCAATCCAAGCATCATCACCAACTTGGAAGTTAGTTCCTGAACCATTGTGTGTGGCATGAATAATATCTGCTGTGATATTAGCAGTTGCAGAAACATTGCCACCTGTTACTAAAACGTTGGCAGTTGTGTTACCAACAAAAGTGCTAGTGAACTTACCTGTATTAGGAGTTGTGTTTCCTATTGGACCATTGAAGTAACCATAACTGTTACCAACAACATTTCCAACAACAATATTACCTGACATTGTAAGTACGTTTGTTGTTTTGTTATATGTTAAGTTACCTGTTCCGTTTAATGTACTACCACCATCATTAAATTGAATCTGTGTATTTGAGCCGCCTGCACTTGCTGCACCTGATGCTTGTACCATTGCAGTGATTGTACCAGTAGTAGCAACATAAGACAAGAAGCCGTTAGTTGCAACTGGTGAGGACAAGCCGCTATCCTCATACAAACTCAATGAACCATCATTATTACGTTTAACATAATACATGTTAGTACCACCGGCACCACCTGTTTGGAACGATGCGCCACCTGAATCAGTAATTCCTGTAATTGTTACAGCAGCACCAGTTGGAATATAGTTTGTTGTTGTAGTTGTTAATACGCCTGTATCAGCACTTGTGATACCTGCGATTGCATATTGCACAGCACCATTAGTAACCCATGATAGATTACCCATGCCGTCTGATTGTAGTACTGCACCGTTGAACCCACCTTCAAGTTTAACGTTAGATGCATTGCCTAAATCAATTGGAACACCTGTCGTGCTACCACCATTGACCCAAGTAAGCACACCATTGATTTCTTGTGCAACTAGCAACTCACCGGGGGCAGTTGAATTAAGACTGATAGCAGTATTGTTTGTACCGTTAATCTGATTAAAACTTAGTGTACTTGAATCTGTTAAGATTTCAGTTTGTGTTGTTCCGTCACCTACTGGTGGATATAATACAGGATCATTTCCTATATAAATTTTACGTTCATCACTTGCGAACCCGATCTCACCTACGTCAAGTTGAGGTAAGTCAACGTTTGCGCCTGTTCTGTGTTGAATCTTTGATATTTGTACGATTGCCATAGTATAATCCGTTAATTATACTATTTATCACGTATCAAACGAACTGACTGTAGTATTGTTCTAGGCGTTTATACCACTCTTGTTGATACTGGTCAAACTCAGTACCTTCAATTATAAACTCTTGGTACATAGCATTTGGATCGCACATAAAAATGACTCCTTTGCGGATCTTTGTTCCGTGAAGTTCATTATGTGCAGTTGCATAAGCCGCAAGTTGGATGAAGTAGTCATCGATCCACTCACGTTTTTTGGGTTTATTAGTCTGCTTATGATCCATGATAGATTCACTACCATCATGGACACCGACCAAATCAGTTGTTCCTGCATAGACCGCAGGGAAGTAAAGTGGGACTTCTGTACCCCAGAACTCAGTGCAATTACATAGACCCTGCCTGATAATTGAGTCAGCCATTTTGTGACTTTGGATACTATATGGGTTTGATCCTGATTCATTTAATATACCTGTTTTGATATAGTCTTCCAAGAATTTGTGCATTCTTGTGCCTCGACCTGCAGCTTCTGTAACAATTGCTTGCGCTTTTTGATGACCAACTCTATTGCGCCAATTCTGTAATGCTTCTTGTTTTTCTTTAGGTGTAGTTGCTGAAAGAATCGTAGTTACTGATGGAAGTTTCTCACCATCAGGTGTAGCGTATCTTCGTCCTTGTGGTGTTTCAACTCTTTGTATTTCTTGGTAAATATATTTATTTGGTATGTACATATGGAAATTGTACTACAAATTACTCTGTGGTACAATCATATTGGTTAAGCTAGTTTCTTTGCTTGCTTACTCGCCATTTGCTGTCGAGTTTTTTCTAGTTCATCAGGACTTTCTTCGCCACCTATATCATTGTCAGCACCCGGCTGACCCTTAAAAGTGATTTGATGACTACTGACATTAGCAACAATATTTTTCAATGGCTCTGCTTTTACCATATCAAACAAATCATTCTTGTCAATAAAGATATCATTGTTTTTTAATATATCTAGGAATTCGTCAGTAGACATGGGTTCTTCTGTGTGTTCCATACGTGATTGAATTTGACCAACAACAGCGGTCAATTTTACACGTAGTGGATCATCGTTTGCGAATTCGTAGAGTCTCATAAGTGATTAGCGTGTTGCTCTACCGACGTTACCAGTAGGACCTTCTTCTGGTTCTTCTTCTGGCTCAGCATCCATTTCAGGTTCTTCAACAGAAACGTCACTGTCCATTTCCATGTCACCGTCATCCATGCTCATGTCGTCATCCATTCCCATACCGTCATCCATGCCAGCACCCATATCACCACCTTGACCAGTTACTGATCCTAATGCTGATTTGACTGAACCTTGGGCTTGAGTCAATGCTGCTTGTAATGAACTCAATGCTTCGGAAACTTGTTGGTTATATGTTTCACCTTCGTTTGTACCAAACTCACTGTTAACACCGTCAACAACTGCTGGTAGTTCTTTAACTAGCATATCAGAAACTTCTTCAACCATCTTTTGTAGGCTGTCGACCATTTCTTGTGCTGCTAAAACAACTTGTGATTTTTCAACTTCTTCGTTCTCAAGCACAATACGTTGATTGTACATTGGAAGTGCCTTCAACTCACCATAGCGATGTGTCAATGCTTGTTCCATGAATACTGCTTTCATGTAAGAAGAATCAGATTCACGTGTGACAGCTTTTTGGCCAGTACGCATTTCGCTAATCAAACCACGGACTTTTGTAAGCATACGTTTAGTGTCGTATAGACTTAAACTGTCTACATTTAGGTTTGTGTTGAAATGTTCTTTAAGTGCTTTTTTAGCAACTTGAGTTGGTTTCATGTTAAATTCGTTAAGTTTCATAGTGTTTTCCTAGAGTACTAATATTGTATTTATCACAGTTTATTTTATTTTGCGGCCTGAGCAAATCTAGCATTCTGCCACTTTTTTACTTCTATGATATAGTCATCCAACTGTTCGTTGATATGGTCTTTTTTAAGTTTAGCTTCCTGCAATTTAGCAAGATAGATGGTTTTGGTATCTAAGTCTTTTGCTCGGTCAGCTAATTTTTTGTGCAATTCCATGCTGTTGTTGCTATCTTCTAAGACACGGTCTAACTCAACCACTTTTTTAGCATCCATGATTTTGTTTCGTTTGTCTAGTGTAGCGTACACAATAGCATTTCTAGCGTTACAGAATACACGTTCCATGTGTACTCCATTTTTATGTAATGTAAATCCCTTGTCTGATTTACTAATCTCATATGTTTCAAGCAAAATGTATTTACCATTATCTTCGTAGATAATGTCTTTGCTCATTTCTAATAGGTCAGCTTTATCAAACAGTTTTTGAAACCGTTTGAAAACTTCCTTTTCACTCATCTTCTTTGAGTATTTCAAAATATATATTCCTTAATTCAGGTGTAATGTCTAAGAATAACGGAAGTTTGTCCCAAGCTGAGTCTGTTTTCAACATGGGTACACCGCTACAATCATAGTACAATGCTCCTAATTCAGTGTATCCATCATTGAATACACTTTTTTGTGCTACAGTAAAATCAAACGTCCAACATTGTTGATTTTCTTCGTCTTCAAACAAGAATCCAAATTTACTATCTTTGAATAATGTGTCAGTTTTCTTGACTGTACTGATATCTTCAGGAAGACTACGTAGTGATATAACTTGAATCAATGTATCATAGTTACATTGCGTTCTACGTTGTCTTTCCCAGTCATTTTCATTATCAATCAATGATGGTTTACGTCTTAGTGTTACACCAGTTGGGGTAATGTCAAATAGGGTGTAGCATCTTAATCTCATTACGTATTTATAGCGGTAAAAAAGCCCGAGAAAATCTCGGGCTAGTTTTTAATCTAAAGATTAGATTAAGATTGGATCAATTTGAAACCATTGTTTGAACCGTCACCAGCTGTAGCTGATGATGCTTTACCTAGAACTGCTGCGCCAGACAAGTCGTAGCCGTTAACTGTACCTAAAGCAGTGATAGCTGCTGTCAAGTTGTAACCTGCTGTACCGTCTGCTGCTGTGCCCCAAGCACCAACTGGATACATAGCTACAGATAGTTTATCTGAGTCTAGTTGGTACATGTAAACTGTTGCCAATTGTTGGATAGTTTTGATAGCTGCTTCAACTGCACCACCTGTTCCCAATTGACCTGTTGCTGATGCGCCTAAGTCAATAGTGAAGAACTCTAAGTGTGGACCAGCGATGTTAACTGGAGTACCAGAAGCTGCTGGGCTTGTGTATGTTGGATCTAGTGTATCTGATTGAAATACTGGTTTTGAATCACCATGGGTACGTGTAAAATATGCCATTTTGTTTTCCTTTAAATGTTTGAATCATATAGATTCATACATTTATTTATGCCAAACTCAAAAAAAGTTAGGCCTGGCCACGTCTTGCAGCCATTTTTTGTGCTAGACTTTGACGAGGTGTAGTAGGTGGCACAGGAGCTGCGGGAGTAGCAGTCAACTGATTTGCCATGTTCCCCATTACGTTAGAACTCACATTACTTTGGCTATTGTCGGTTTGATTTATGTTGATTACTTTGCCAGTTCTTGGGTCACGCATTTGTTCATGCCCAACTTGCCACAATGCTGCACCTAATTTATTGATTAACTGTTTGGAAATACCAGGATTGCTAGAGGCTTGTAATTGTGATCCAATATTAAACAATATTTGTTGCTGTTGTTGTGATGCATGCCAATGATATTTTGTCAAGTATGCATTGATATATGCAGGAAAATTAACTGGCATTCCTGATGTTTCTGAACTTTGAATTAAATTAGTAAGTTCTTTAGTAAAACCCTGCATAAAATGTTTGTAGGCATAGTCGCCGCTAGGGCCCATGCTTTGATATCCATAGCCACCTGAGCCCTTGTTTTTAAAAGCAGCTTGAGCAAGACTACTCAATATGCCCTCAGCAATAATAACTTCTTTAATTTTCATCAGTTTTCCTCACACTGTTTGAAAATCTACTAGTATCTCGTGCTTTGATAGCATTTAATAATTTGCGTTCTAGGATGGCAGCTTTCTCTGAGTCATAATGCTTGTTAATCATTTCCAACAAATTAATAGCGCTGGTAATGATGTTATTTGCACGGCTCTCAATAATGTGCTTAGTGTCACGATTTTGTCCAATCGCTTCTAATTCCTCTAAGAGGCTGCGAGTTTTCTTTTGCATAAAATAGATTTCCTATTATTATTTATCAGAATTGGCTTTTCTGCTTATTAAGTAGACTCATTAATTTTGCGTTTCCGCTACTAGACATTAATTTCTTAACACTAGATGTTTCTGCTGGTTCTATTTGCTGATGGACAATATCGTTAGTTGTTACATTTTCCTGAACAACTGTGCTTTGCGGTTTTAATTGACTCATAATATTGTGTGGACTAGGTTGTGGATTATTAGGTCTATAGCTAGTTTCCCCTTCCCCATCTTCCCCGCCTTCATCAGTAATTCGCATGGTTTCGATATTGTATTCCAAGTCAATCTTTTGACCAACCCCTGTACTACTACGTGACTTCATACACTGAATCTGATACTTACCACGCTCACGCATACTACGACTTGTAAAGATACCAAATACATTATCTGCTGTGTTAATCTTACTGATACCACCTGCAATGTGACTGTGGTCAAACTCAATCTCATCGACCGCTGTACGATTCAACTGACTAGCAGTTACCATAAGAATCCCTAACTCTTTTGCTAAGTTACGCAATTCCTCACTAACATACTTGTCTTTGATAAACTGATCGTTAGGATTAACTTTCACACTGACCGGCATAACCAAGTCAAGATAGTCAATCATAACAAAGTCAACACGCTTGCCTGTCTGTATCTGATATTCTTTTAAATAACTACGAATATCGTTGACGTTACTTTGTGCAGGTAATCCTTTGACTTGATAGTTGCCTGACTTTTTAGCCAGCATCTTAACTCTAAGTTCAGTTGTATCAATATCTTTGCGAATGTCTCGTGTGCTCATGCTAGTTGCCATAGCATCTGTACGCAAGCTGGTTAATTCTTCACTCAATTCAAGTGAGACATAAACACCACTCAAACCCTTTGACAACCAGTTCAATGCCAAGTTCATCATTACCAATGATTTACCTGAACCACTACCACCTGCAAATATGTTTAGTTCACCACGACTGAACCCACCATACAACAATCTATCAAGTTGAGGCCAGCCCGTAGATACCTGACCACCTGCATTAAAATATTTGTTGATACGACCTTTAGGGTCAAGAAAATAATCTGTACCCATGTCTTTTTGTAAACTGATTTGAACTGCATCTTTGATTAGTTTTTCAACGGGACCAAAGTCACCTTTCTCTAACAAATCGGCTGCTTTAAGAATTGCTCGTTCTAATTCTTGTCGCTTAGTAAATGCCTCAAATGCATCCATAAACCATTCTTGTATGCCTTCATTGACATTTTCAATTGGTTTAATTTCAACACCAGTCATTGCTTTAACCTGTTCAGGTTCAGGCAGTACCTTATATTTGTCTGTATGTTCTTTGAAAAATTCTGCAACAGGTCTTAAACTTTTGTCAAAGTTCTCACTGTTCATAATGTTCATAACACGAGTATATAATTCCGCGTTGGTCAACATCAATGATAGAAAAAATTTCTGTACTTCTGGTGTATAATCAATATGCTTAGAATCCGTTTGTTTTGCCAATTTTCTTCCTTTGTAATTCTACTTTTATTTTGCTCATTGTAGCATTTTGAATGATACTTAGTAAAGTGGGGAGTTTGCCGTACTTGATTACAGCATCGTTTACGTCTTTAACTCCTGCTTCCCAATTTGGTAAGCTGACGCTATATCCTAGTTCTAAAGCACGGTCACACATTGTTAGTCCTGTCTTATCTTGGTCTGGAACTACAATGATTCGTTTATTTAATTGTGCCAATAATGTAGCTTGTTCTGAACTGATATCATCGTGCATTACTGCAACACCATCAATTGCAAGAGCATCAAAGATACCTTCGGTAACTATACACACTTGCCAATCTTCTGATTGTTTGTCTATGTTGAATACATATCCCGGTTGTTGATGGTTAATGTATTTGGGAGTTCTATTATCTAAGTATCGGCTAGTGTGTCCTACGTTCTTACCTTTGTAAGTGTATGGGACTATAATGCGATACTTGTTACGCCCATTCATCGTAGTATCGTTGGGCGTTATGTAAAAAGAGTAACTATTTATATCCACCCCACGCTTACTAATATAATCCAAATAGATTTTGTGAGTTAGTTTTGTGCTATCTAACTTTTCGCTACCTTCAGGTAGTTCATCAGTTTTGAACTTGATGTTCTCACGTTTCTTGGGCTGTGTAAAATCTAATAAATCTTTGTGTTGTAGACTTTCTAAACTCCACTTTTGTATTTGTGTCTCGTCAATACCACACCAAATCAAAAAGTTTTTTGTCTTTGAGTTTATTTGTCTACCTAATTGAAAACTACAACTGAAGCCGCAATTGAAGCAATGCATGACCCATTTATATTGTCCATCAAACTTTAAGCCACCGCGACTTCTACGGTCTGCTCTGTGCCCGCGATGACCACAACAGATGGCATTGAAACTTGTCCAACCACTTGAAGTCTTTTTCTTTTTTCCGGGTATGATGCTTAGGATATCAAACATACTACAATTATATTACAGTATGTATCAGAAAGCAAGTTATCTGGCAATTATGTTATCCAATGTGCCCTGTGTAGATACTACATTCAAACGAATGAAAGGATGAAACCCATCAATCACATAATAGTCAGTGTCAGTAAATGGTGTACTAGAACCATACTGTACTGTGTTGATATCATAGAAATCAACATCTTGACTGGTTGAACCTTGTACAGTTACGTTACCAACAAAGTTAGTGAAATATGTTTGTAGTGTTAGTGATGGGTTGTATGTGTTGTCGTATACGCTAGATTGGAAAGTAGTGACACCGTTAACTGGAACAGGTAAGCTAGGAATAGTTATTGTGGTACTTGGCATATGTGCAGGTAAGACACTATCACATATTTCCATTATACCACGTGCTCCTGAATTACTGTCGGTGAATACAGGTTGGTTGAAACTGCCTACAGGAATCTCTAGTGAGTAATAGCATTTTTGTGAATCAAACCCAGCTAATTGCCCTTCCATCAGTTGCAATTCTAATATACCAGTAAGGTCCAAACCTATTGAGGTAAGTGCAGTTTCCAATAAGATAGTATTTGCTTGATAGTCCATAAGACGGAATGTAATCTGATTAGAACCTGAGACTGCACTAGATACGTCTACGGGCTTCTGTTCTTGGTTGATGAATCTAAATTGGATTCTGTTGTCTACACCCTTATGTAGTTTTAGGTTCTTTGAATACACGGTCTGATAGCTCCTAGGTGAAGTGCCGGTGTACAAGACAACTTCCTGTCTTGGTATATAATAATAAACACTCGTTGAGTACACAGATTGGCTCCTTTAATGTATTTAGTAAGAAATTAAATATAATGGTAAAATTGCCCAGATAAATAAACCAAGAGCTATTATTTTGATGCACAACGAATTTTTTAAGAAACTGTCAGAAAATCACCCATTCATCACTGTTTGCTCCTATGCAGGTCAAGACTATGTAGGAATCGTACAAAACCGTGATGATGTTGTTACCACTATATATGATTATGGTTCGATTATTGACCAGATCATGCGTGAAAAGTTTTTAGAACTAGGTGAGATATGGTGGTGGGAATCAAATAGATTGATCCCCATTAATATGTTCTTGAAGCATGATTGGAATGACTTCAAACCCTATTTACGAACGTTCAATAACAAAAGCCTAACAATTGTACACGGTCCTATTTGTAGTATGTTAGAGCTAGGAAAACGCAAAAGCAAACGTAAATCAATCACTCTCGTAAAACGCATCCCCTAATTCTTCTAACAAGTTCATGTGTACTACTACCAACTGTGCGTAGGCAATACTATGACTCTTTTTGAAACTGTATCCATCAGTTTTATCCCATACAGTTTTTGCTACTTCACGCCAGGGTAAGCCAATCAAATGTTTTTTAGCTGGTCGAATCACAGCAAGGAACATTGCTAATCTAGGTATGCTATCAATAGGTTCAGGCATACGTTTCATACTAGCATAATGATTACTCAAGTGAACAAGTTTATCAACGAATACTTGATCCTTTAGTTTCTCCCAATCAGGTTCTCGCATTAGTTCACGTAGATGTTGTTCGTCACGTACCTTGTTGTAAACATGGACATTCAAAAAGTCTAACTTAACATACCCGCGCTTTTCAGCTTCCTGATAATCTAAGTTAGCCATGTCATTTATACTATCATATGGTACGTCAGTAACATAAATGCCAGTAGCGTGTTTACGAATAGGATTGACTTTACGCATGGCAGCAGAGGTATACTCGATGTGCTCAAGTACTTTATCTCTATTACCAAAGTCAATATCTACGTCACTCTGAAACTTCATAGTATTTTTTAACTGCAATTAACATTGCCATCTTTGCAGGAATCATTTGGAATACTTTTTCTAGTTTGTCTGAATTCAATACACAATTGCTTCTTGGTGCAACTACTGCGTTTTTGAATTCATCCACTGTGAACCATTCTTTAGTCAATCCTAGTGCATCACTGATATCTTTAGTTGTGACGCTACCCGGATTACAAACATTATATACTCCACACTCGGGTCTGGTCAAGATAAAGTGGAGAACTGCTTTAGCAACATCAGGTACGTAACTGATGCTATTACGGTAGTCAATGAGTCTTTCATACTTTTCAAGTTTAGTAAACAAGTTCTTTGGATGACTTTCGTTACCAAAAGGCATACGAATTCTAAACAAATAACTCTTGTGCATATATGGCTCAAGTAGTTTTTGCTCTAGTGCTTTACTACCGCTATAAAAACTACCGTTGTTAAAGTCAAAGTTTGGAGCATCATTTTCTGTGAACTCTTTCTCATATCCGGTATATACGCATCCACTTGAGATATGTAGTATAGGCGTGTTGATGTTATTTTGTTCTAACTGTAATGGGAAGATAACATTACCGTTGATAGTTTGTTGTTTTTCTTTTTCACAGGCATCAACGTTTGGTACACCTGTGTATCCTGTTGCATTAACAATGAATGTTGTTTCTTCTGGAATTGTATCAGTGTGATGCAACCAGTTAAAGTTGATACCGCTAGCATCAAACTCTTTTGCAATGTGTTCGCCAATATATCCGTGTCCTAGTAATGTAATCATCGTGTCATTAATCCTGCTTTAATCATTTTCATATATGCTTGTTGAACTACAAGTGCTTGTCGTTCGGCATCTTCTACTGCTTTGTGAGAAGTAACATGCCCGCCATCACTGAGTCTGACTCCTGCCACTTCATAAAGAGTACGGGTATCTCGCACACTCCAGAAAGGCCAGGGGATTTGCATGTCAAGTTGTTTCCATGCTGTTTCCATAACCACGCAGTCAAAAGCAGCACCGTTACTCCACACAGCACGGCGATTCCAGCAAAACTTGTAAAGTTTTTCCATGCATTCTTTAAAAGAGATTCTATCTCTGTCACCCAATGCTTCTTCTTGGGCTGCGGGTGATTGCTCACTCCACCAGCGTAATGTGTCATCGTTTATCTTTCTATTGTATATGTCTGTCTGTTCTTCGATTGTTGGTCTGAGTTCCAATCTCTCAGCGATGCCAGAGCCCTTTGGATCAAAGCGCACTGCGCCAATTGTAAGTATAACACAGTAAGGGTCTGTTGACAAACTCTCAATGTCAATCATAATATCCGCTGCCATCTGTATCCCTCTTAATTCTTCCACATTTCGTAAATAAACTTTGCTTTGTCGTCCCAGATTTCAATATACAACACATTGCCAGCTAGCCAAAAGTCCCAAGCTACACCACGCTCACCTAAATTTCTACGACACCATTTGATATAATCATTTGGATCAATCTTTTGATGATTCAAATCAATCTTATGTGTAATACGACCACGACTAGTTGTTTCGTAAGAGGTGCGATCAGGTTGAGTTACATGTTGCAATGGTACAAATGTACCTGTGCTACTTCCTAAACTTTGTATTGCCATTATTCATACCTTAGACTAAACCATGTTGCTAATTTTTCTTTATAAAATGTGAACACAGTATGTCTATTATACACTGCATCATGGCTCAAGTCATCATATCTGGGTTTATTGTACGCAAAATCAAAATCATTACCTTGAGTATACCCCTGTTGTCTAAGTTCTCTAACGATGTCCATAATTTCATTGGGCATCTTGTCTATAAGTTTAACCTCTATCATTTCGGGAACATCAACAAAAAGAAAGTTGCAAAACGTTCGTCTTCCAATGTCAATGCCCATTCAGGTTTTTCATATGAGTAACTTTGAGATTGTTGACGTTTGGCAATCCAACCTTCTCCGCCAACACTGTTGTGAATATAATGAAGTCTAGGTCCTACGTTTTTTGCGAGCCATAATTCTTCTTGTGAAGATAAAGGACCATCTAATTTAATTGTTATAGCCATCTTAAAGCAAACATTTCCGCATGCTTTTTATGTTTGAAAGAATAATGGTATCCGTCGCTACAATAGTTATTGTTGCCCAAATAGATATCGCACCACTTTTCAACTTTATCATGCATTTTTCTCAAAAAAGGACCAACTGTTTTGGTCGTCCAGTGTGCGTTATTGTGGCATTCAGAATAAGTCATATCTACTCCTGTATACTAATAACGCACAAACCTTACAGAACGTTGACACAAGGATATAACAATACGTCAAATAAATCCCCGTATTCAACTTCAGGTTCCATATGAAACCCAGTACCCCACACCGCCCAGTATCTACGCTTATATGCTTTTTGCCAGAATACTAGTTTACCTGATACGGTTCGTCTAGGAATGATAGCAAAATATTCAGTCCAATTATAACAATCAGCGCCATTATAAATTCGTTGTGTTACTATCATGTTGGTCATATCTAAGTTCCAGCCTATACTTCTATTGAGATTATATTTCATGACCAGCGTAATACAAACCAAGCATAATCTTTTTCGTCACGGAATCGAATTTTATCAATGTGAATATCAGCCCATCGTGTCCAAGCATCAGGATATCGAGGACGTGGGCCAAAATGTTCAGTACACCATGCTATAACTTCCTCGTAGTCTTCGTAGCGATGGTCTGCTTCGTACCACTTAGCACGGCTGAACTTGTATTTGGACTGTGGTGTATAGCTGTGCCGCATAGTAAAGATTTGCCCCACCGACCCTGTCATAGGTTGTACACCCAATATACCATGTGCCAGTAATGTAGGTGTAAGGTGTTTAATCATGGGCATGAGAATCTTCTGCGCCGTAGCCGTCACATTACTGGCTATATTAGGATCATGTAATGTTGTCATGTCCACCTCAATAGAAACATAGTAAGAAACTCATCTTTGCACAACATGATTTCGCCAACTTCTGTATTATCTACCCAGTAACTATCTTCAATATCTTCACGGTAGCCACTCTTACCAAATGTCTTCTTACACCATTTACGAATTTCATTAGTGTCAACTTCACCCTTACCCTTCCAACTGATAGTGGTAATGTTGCGTTTGCTTCCGTAGTAATGTTCAGTCCAATAGGT